CCATATAGGTTCATTCTCAATTTCTCTTGCCCAATTATCCATTTCAGTCTGATACTTATTCATAAGTACCTTCACCCACAGGTCTTTGTCAATAGCTCTTCCTACCTCTGTCCCAAAGTACTGTAAGAATTGTCTATTTGTCATTCGTTCTCCTTCCTTATTATATAATTCTAATGAAGTTGGAGACTCTTTAAATGAATTCTCTTCAAACAGAAATCTATCTTCGCCTAATATAAGAGAAGCACATTCCTTTAAAGCATCAGCGAATGCATGTTTTTTACACAGACTTATCGCTTCGCGTTGTTCCACGCTAGTCTTTACAAACTCAAATTCGGTAAATTCTTTTTTCCAAAAATTAATCTTACTATTTCTATACGCATGTGTGGCTTGTATAATTGTACAAGCTGTGTCTTTACCCGATTGGGCTTTCCCCGTTATTCCCAGTATCATTATAAATTATTTCTGTCAATTCTCTTACTTGGCTGACAGTCAAATCAAGACGAAGTTCTTGTATTACATGTAAATGCCAGCAAGCACATTTGTGTGGAAACTCATATGACCATCTTTCAGCATAGTAAGAACAAGAAGGGCTTGGACTTCCTACCTTACATGCCCCATCTCCATCTTCTCCTCCACAAGTAAAATTTGATAGTCGATATAGCTTATCCACTGGCATTGGAATATTGATACCATCAGCTCCAGTTACATACTTACTAAGACATCGGTTATCATGAGGAGCTCCAGGTATAAAAGCATATTCTATAAAATAACCTTTATCGTCTTTTCTTAAGTACACATACTTAGACTTTTCATGTTCTCTGCCGGATATTTCTAATCCTAACTTAAATATTTCCTCGTTTGTCATCTGCTCTTAAATAATATTGCAATTCCTGCATTATAAACTTACTATCAAGATACGGCATTTTATTCTTGATAATCATATAATATGTAGACATTTCTTCCCACATTATTTCATCAGTAAATCCAAGAAATCCATCATCAGAAGGTTTGAGTATCAAACGATGGATTTCACAAGATATTGAATGAAGAATAGGGTCGGAAGTTTCCAAATGATTCATCATTTCACACATGACTTTACTAAGTCAGCGATTTGCTTACCATCAGCAGCTGGAAACATAGCTTTTAATTCCTTAATAATAATTCCCATTTTATTCTTGGGAATTACCGGACCGTCCTCGCATCCATTTAATGCACATACTTCTACTAATCCCAATGCTAACACTTTTTCATCAGGAACCTTCGGCAAGAACTCATTTAAGATAAGAGATTCCTGCATCTCAATATCATATAAGTCTTGTCTACCAGCCATGCGATATTGTTCTGCATTATCAATACGTTGGTCCCTTAATTTCTTAATTATAGCAATTTCAGTTGCTTCATCAAGAGGTTTTGCATTCTTTTGTGTTTCATGCACCAAGAATGCTGTTTTAATAGCTCTAAGAACTTCAGTACGAGTTCTTGTTTTTGCTTTCATTGATTCTTTAATCAATTCGTCTATTTTATTTTTCATCGCCTAAATTATTTTAAAGTATGTCTACGTTTAATGTTTTGAGCTGTACCACTATCCCAACGACCTTCTCTAACAAATGCTATATCAATATCTGATGCCATTGTCATAGCTGCATCTCTTTCTTCGTCGGTTGTATAATTTCCAACATAAATAACCCTAGATTCATCTTCTGGAGTATTCCTAGGATTTTCAAACATGTGAAATATTATCAATTCACAGGGAAGATTTTTTGTTATGTAATCCATAGCCATTTTATCTACACCTTCATAGTCACCTACTACGAAACCTGCAAAATCAAGGTCTTCATAGTAGGCAGAATAGATAGCTGGAATATAATACTTTTTAAATTCTTCCTCGGTAATGTCTCTGTGTCCGCTTATAAAATATGTCATGGTACTATTTGTGCGTCTAAGTCCTGTTCAAATACATTGATATTATACCAAGAGATAGCTTCAATAATCCTTGTTTTGTGATTAAAAGCCCACTCGTATTTATCAATGTCTCTCAACGGAACCCATTGAATTGTTTTTACTTCGTTTTTCTCTCCTTCGCCGTTCAATACAGCTTCCATAGAAGTAGAAATATCATCCTTACCATATTCTAACATAGTAATATACCTCAGCGTTACATTACCATTATTTGATTTGGCAGGGTCGGTTTCTACTCCAAATAATTTCCACTTAGAAGGGTCAATCTTTACTCCAGTTTCTTCAAAAGTTTCACGGGAACAAGCTTCTTCTGCTTTTTCCATGTCCAAGAATCCACATGGACAGTTCCAGTAACCTTGAAAATCCGGAGTTCCTTCTCCGCGTTGATTAGCTAAAACACACCAAATACCTTTGATTTTACAAAATACAAATGCAGCTACTGCACAATAGCGTCCAGACCACAAAGTCTTACCTGCATGTTCTCCTTCTTTAATTGTATAACTCCAATTTTTCATTTATGTTTCTTTCTACGTTTTTTAGGTTCATATTCAAAATTTACACCTTCTAATTCAGCCAAAACTTGGGAATCTTCAGGAGATACTTTATATGGATTGACAGGTTGAAGATATCTCCCTGCCACTCCTTTAAGAACTGCTGTACTTCCTTCAAATTCTACATCCGCTTCATAAATAATCAACTGATTGTCTGATGAACGTTTATATGCTATATACATTGGCTTGCCTATCTTGGAACATATATGATACTCATTTTTAGTTCCTCTAGTCATATCAGAAATCTTACAGCCCCAATTATAATCATTCAAAATGAAAACCACTGCATCTGCTTCACGCAACGGCTTTTCACTATACTCGCGCCCAATATCCCAACATGATACTTCATATCCTTGCTTCTCAAGTAAGTCATACACTTCTGAAGCAAGGTGGGCATATCGCATACTATAAGAAATATATATCTTATTCATTTCTATAAAGATTAAAACGGTGAATATATTGACTGATTGCTTTAGGAACTAAAGGATAAATTTGCTTCTTATCCTTTACTAAATACCTAATCATTGTAGAGCTAATATCAATAGTGTTGCTAACATATCCATCAACAGCAGATTTGAAGTTAGAGCCAGCTCTATTAATGGCAATCAACTTGAAGTTTTCAAGTATCCAATCTCCTTCTTTCCAGTCCTTAATACTGTCAACGATATCAGCTCCCACAATTAGATATAAATCTTCATCAGGATATTCCTCTTTTAAGAGCTGTAATGTTTGATATGAGTAATGAGGTTCTGGAGTTCTGTAATCAATGCTTGATAATGTACAGTTATCAATTTCATCAATAGCTAACTGAACCATAAAGCATCTGTGTTGGAAGTCAGTTGCTTCTTTTTCCTTCCATACATTCTGCATAGTTGGAACAACCACCACTTCATCAACTAAACCATCGTTTAATACAGATGTAACCATGTACAAATGACCCATATGAATTGGGTCAAATGTTCCTAATAAAAATCCTACTTTCATTGTAATTTACTAAAATCGAATAATGTTAATTCTTTTGTTGTTTTATCGTAGATGTCAATAATGGCTTTAATACCATTTGGTTTTAAATTTCTAGTACCTATTCCTGCAAACTTTTTATGTAAGAGGGGAATAGAATCTAAATCACACCACTTATTCATAATAGTATGATACGACATCCATTTATCCAATTGCTGAACAAATACATAACACGGTTTATTAGCATCAATAGCCATTTGAACAGCCCATCCAGTTCCGCCATTAATTACTACTTCACCTCCAGGAGTCTTAGTAAAGTTATCAGCAATTGCAAATACAGCGGTAGAGGATTCTACTTGCATCCAATTTCTAGCTAATAAAGATAAGTATTTTTCAATACCAAATCGCATTAACGTTTTCTGAGCTTTATCAACAGCTTTAACTCCTCTCCAATATTGTTCTTCAGTTATAGGAGTATTTCCTCTAGGGGTTATTTTACTACCATGATAATAGTGCACAGCAGTTTTTAAACCATAGGCTTTACCTATTAGTTCCCACATAGTATCACTACCTTCGGCTCCTCCTGAGTATAAAATATAATTATCCAGCATATTTCACTCTAGGTATATAAATAGGAGCCTTCTTACGCTTAAATTCAGAAGCTAAATGTCTACGCCAAACTTTATCAACTACCTCTTTACTGTATTTTTTATACAAATCCAGAACAGGTATTGCATCTACCCAACCTTTTTCATCAGTAGGTAAAGATAATATTGTTTGGAGGATATCGTCAACCTCTACATAACTTTTAGCTCCAATTTGGTCTAAGTCACTATTACTAATACCAAGGCCGTCTGTTGGAGTTAAGGCTATGGATGCTTTAATGGCAGACATTTTGGCGGATAAGTCACTTGGAGTATAATGTCCATCTCCCAGTCTGATTTCGGCATCATACTTATAAAATAGGTATTCTGCCAATTTATACACCTCTGTCTTCCACAGGTCTTGAATTGGGTCATAATCACCTACATCACCATGAATAGTCCAGAATCCTAGTTGATATTCAGCTTGGTTATCTGTAGACATTACTAAGCCTTTATGAATAGAAGCCAAGTTATACAGATACATCATTCTGAGTCTGGCTTGAATGTTACCATTAGCGATAGGAGTTTGCCCATTAACGCCTTCTAACACTTTTGTAGATACTGCGCCTGTGTACGTAGTTTCATCCAACATATTATAAAGGAATGCATGATAGGAATCATGTAAGTTTATCACTTTAAAATCAGCACAGAATGCTTCTCCTACTAATTTAGACACACTAAATTCATCTTCTTTATTCTTAATAGGAAGACTTCTACCAATAAGGGGAATTCCAGTTTGCTTACTTACTTCATGACAAATGGCAGCAACAACAGTGGAGTCAATTCCTCCACTGATGCCAAGTACCATAGCTTTAAGATTATGACTAGTAACGTAATCACTAGTTTCTTGTACTAAGGTATCAAAAACTTTTTTATAATCTAATTTTGATTCCATATTATTTTACGTTGTTATTAAAGATTGATAATGCTTCACTTAGTAAGTGAACAAAGTCTGTTTTATTTCCAAAGTAAGTGCAATATACATCACTGCTATTAAGGAAATGATAACCATCATCTTCTCCTAAAGTTACTATTTGGAATTGATTGTAGCTGCTAGAAGAAGATATAATAGCTATTCCACCTCCGCTATCTAAAGCATAACATCTTGTATATTGATTATCTTTATAAATTCTTACTATTGGGAAGTTATCATACATTCCGTCCTGACCTCCTACTTCTTCCCAAATAGTACCCATATCAAAACAAATAATTTTGTCTAATTCTATATCAGACCAACTAAGTTCTACTGTATTGTCTTCCGTCTCACTCATGATTAAAATATTTCTTTATACAATGTTCCATGCATTCGTTTCTTCTTTTCTCACTTTTACTTTTACCATAAGGACGTTTCCACAACAATACTATATGGTATGGATATACGGGATTCACGTAGGAAGTACAAAGTTCCCAACCTTGTACTCCTTGTTCGTCTAACATTTCCTCACTAATTCCTCCATTCGCAGGAACTCTAATGGAGTTATATTCCCACATCATAGACTCAAATCCTTTAAGCAACGTTCTACATCATCTGGATTCCCGGTATGTTTACCTAAATCATCAGACAGTTTTACACAACCAAAAGTAGGTTGATTACGGTTCATTTGGCAAGATGTCAATTTCATCACAATATTGGATGGTTTAAATCCAGTATCATTAGTAAGGTTAGTACCTATGCCAAATGAACAACGGATTCTCGACGCACAATAGAGAGCAATATCTTCAGCTTTATCAAAATCAAGAGCATTACTGAAGATGATTGTTTTAGTGATAGGGTCAACACCTAGCTCTTTATAGCGGGCGATAGCTTTATTAACAAAGGCAAATTCATCACCAGAATCCTGCCTAATACCATCAAACAATTTAGCTTGTTTACGAGACAGATTCTTAAAGAATACATCAGATGTATAAGTATCTGAAAGAGCTATTCCCAAGTCTCCATCATATACCTTTACCCAGTTTTCAAGCGCCATATAATTAGCTTGTTTGTAGCCATACATAGCACCGTGGAACATGAACCATTCATGTGGATGTGTTCCCATTGGAGTCAAATCATACATCATTGCGAAGTGGCAATTGGAAGTACCTGTACAGTAAATAGAATTTTCTGCAATATACTTAATTACCATTTTCTGGATATCATAAGAGAATCTCCTACGAGTTCCAAATTCAGAGAACATGATTCCGCTTCTATTGGATTTACCAATTTTAGCACCAAGTTTAACTTTAACTTGTCCTAAATCAGCAATATTACCAAGCATCTTATTTCTAAGTTCAGAAACAAGAGCTAATAAAGGCACTTCATATAAAGTAACTTTATAAAGATAATCAAAGACACTCATATGTAAGTGCCCTTCATCGTCCAGATAAACTGAAACTCTATTCGGTTCAAATCGGAACTGAGATAGCCATTCCCAATAATGCCTAGGAATAAACCGAATTTTATTCATATATTCAAACTCGTCATGAGACAGTTGTAATTGCCCCATGTTGTAAAGTTCAATCCTTAGTTGCTGTACAAACTCTTCTGTATAGACAGTGTTATCTCTGTCATTAAAAGTGAATGTACCTGCTGCTTCTGGAAACAGCTTCATGTAAGCATAAGAAGTTGTAAATTTGTATAAATCTGTATCTAATATTGATTTAATTATCATAATGTTTTTATTTAAATAACCCAGCCACTAGTTTTGACTGAATAAAATTTATCTTTGTATATGAATCCAATGTCATGTTTCTTATATACTTTTCTACATAAGAATGATATACCTACTCTTCCGGTATCGCTATTTCTCCATGCACATGCATAAAATTTGCCGTAATCATCTAGTATGACAAAATCTTTCGAAGAAGATGTAGGAACATTTAAGCAGTACTTCATAGGGATTGTATAGTATTTCTTATCTACTTTCCTATTTTTACTAAATTTATGGCTCATATAGCTTTAAATTATTCTCCTCGATAAAGTTTTTAAGGGTTTGCCCACCGTCAATGGATGCAATCCCTGGAAGATATACTGAAAGTCTATCCCAAATAAGTTCGAGATTCTTTATAGTATTAAGAACACAATAGTCTCCTGCGACTCCACAAATTATAAATTCGGAGTCTTCTTCTATTGTTACACCATAATATGTACAGCCAGTATGATATGTGTAGAAATTACCTTCAGCTCTGAACTTCTCAATATCTCTGAAAGCTCCATATTCTTCAACATCCCATCCTTTAGTATGTACTTCATATGGAATATTTTTATTTCTGCACGCAGTTAGTAATAAATCACTAATTGCAGCTCCTTGAGAATATTGAACGCAATGGACTGGCCAAGGACCTCCATTCTCTTTAAAAGAAGGATGCTTGGGTTGATGCCAATCTGCGGTAAACCACACTTCGTCAGTTTTCTGATTATATATGAAATCCTCTACATTCCACAAAGCTGGAGTAGCTCCCTTTACATATAGGGAACCACTCTCTAAGCAGAAATCATTCTGCATATCAACTACAATAAGTATTCTCTTCATCGGTTCCAACTTTCAAATATTCCAGCAATTACTACAATAATTAGCCATATAGCTATTGGTATCCACAATGGGCATAGTACCCACCACCAAGACCAAGCTATAACTCCGCACAATTTAAGTACGATAAATACGATAAGGAGAACTCCTCCTATACCGATACCTCCACTACTGTTACTATTACTCATAATTCAATTATTAAAGGTTCAAAAGCTGGCGTATAACTCTCATCTACGTAAGAGACATTAGCCATTTTTATATCATCGAGTGTTTGTAGATTATGTTCACCTGAGTGAATATGACCACAAAACACATATTTAGGATGCTTTCGCATAATTTCATCAGCAAGCCAGGGATTACCTACATCTTCTCTGTCAAATCTCTGATGTATTACTCCTAATCCACATAGTTTAGGTGCATCATGAGTGAGTACAATATCACAACCTTCTGGCATTGTTGCATATGCTTCTTTAAGAGTTTCTGGTTCGTACATATAAGCCCAATTACCGAAGATTTTACAGTATGGAGTTCCCCATATAGTATATTTCTTATCCTCAAAATAATAGCTCTCACTTTTATTATCCAAGAGCATTATTTTGTGGTTAGTTGGACCGTATAATATACTTGTCTTTGTAATATCATTCTTATACATATTTGCTAGGGCAAAATCATGGTTACCTCCAACCATATATACCATTTCACAAGGAGCTGCATTTACCCAATCAGCAAATTCATGACTCAACCACTTTTTACTCTGAGGGATATTCCTCTGTATTTTCAGAGGAGTAATATCACCACAGATTAATAACACATCACATTCTGGAACCTCTGGGAGATATCCATGTAAATCACTTAACGCTGCTACTTTCATTAACGATGCTTTTTTCTTTTTGTTGTAGTTGTAGGAGAACTTGGTTCCAAGCTCTTGGGAGTACTATCTTTAGTAGAGACATATATTTTTATGCATTCCATACACTTAAGTTCCCTACCTATCAATACTGTAGCCATTTCCTCAGATATCTCTTCCCACTCTCCATCAGATACAGAGAACCCGTATGTTGTTTTAGCAGGTTCATACTCATAGAGGTAAACGAAATCGTCATCATCCTTTGCAATCCAAAGTTCGTTGTTCATTTTTTAATTTGTTTTTAAATTCTTCAAACGTTTTAATTTCAGGAACTTCATCCCTATTTATCACCCAATACTTATTAGGAGCTTTGCCTTTTACTTTAGCTCTATGCTCATTGTAAGCATTAGTTATTTCAAAGAACTCACATATGTTCTCCTCAGTAGATAAAGAATCTGCTAAATCCTCTATCTTGAGTACAACATATTTGAATTTATTTCCATTCTCATCCTCTTTAGTCCAAATATCCTTCATAAATTGTCTTATAGAAGGAATTTCAATTGGTTCGTCATTCCACGTTTGATGTCCTGCATAGAAATAAAACATTTCTTTATAGATAGGACCACAATCTGGAACATAATCAAAAGAGAACAGGTATTTATCAATAACGCCCCACGTCCCTTCTCCTGTACGATAGGGATAGTCACACGCATCAATAAGCCAACGAGAACCGTCTTTATCAGTTACTGCATATAATTTTCTTGTCATATTTCAATTTCAAATTTTATAGGTTCGTCTTCCCATGTCATATCAGAAGGCACAGGAAAGTTAAAATACTTAGGGTCGTGTAGGCCATTAATAGGACTTAGTTTACCATAACTATTATCATCGTAGCTATGGTCAACGTTCCAAGTATCTTCATCACGGATGGGAGGGTTATCATAAAACCAACTTTGCCCATCCGCATCTACTGCATACCAATATTCTTTAATCATTACTTATTTTTCTTTAGCCATTCTTGGAAATACCATAATTGTCCGCATCCTCCACCAATGTCGTCCTGACCTGCTGGATTAAATACTCTAATTGAGAAGCCCCAACTTGTCATTTTCTTACTGAACTCTTCAATAAGTTCTAGCTGTCTCTGAATAGAAGAATGAACGCTTTCATCTTTCTCACAGATAACAGATAGAGTTACTTCCCAAGCATCGGGATTAAATATTTCTTGAAGATTGATAACATCAGTCAATGTATTATTTCCTTCGTGTACACAATAATTAAAGAATGGCTTTCTTCCAACGTTAGCTGCCCAGAATTCTCCTGCAGCAGCAATTTGTCTAAGAGTAGATGTCTTAGTAGGAATCAACTTCGCTCTCGCAGAATCAGTAGATTCATGAACAGAGAATTGTAATCCAACTTTAGGGATTCTCTTAGACAATTCTACAAATTCTGACATATGTTTGTACATTGATGAAGGAGCTGATGTAGATACGAGAAGCTGTGCATTTGGATACATCTCATGTAAACGTTCAATAGCTTCTTCAAGGTTAGCAAAATTCAGGAATGGTTCTCCCATACTCATGAACATTATTTGAAACTTTTTGATTTCATCAGTATGACAATCAATAGAATTGAGCACTGTTACCACTTGCTCTACTATCTCATGCGCTTCCAGATTCCTTACAAAGAATTTACCAGTCCCACAGAATATACAACCAACAGGACATCCAGATTGAACTGAACAACATATCACTGTTCGCTCAGCATAACCATTGTAACGATATAGTACTGCTTCTGCAATACCTTTCTTAGTTACACCACTAGCTCCCCATTCAAATACAAACTTCTTAACATTAGTGTCAGAAGATTCAAAAATTTTATATTCCATATTTTTTATTTATTAAACCAAACAATATGAGTAAAGTCCCTTCTATACGTTCCAGATGTTATATCTGACGGATAAATCGTTATGTCAGAACAAGCGTTTTCTGTAGCATAGTACCCACTACCATCGTAGTCTGTAAATAATCCTAGTTTTACAGATTGGATAAACTCTTCCAAAGGCATTATATCCCCATAGTCGGGAATATCGTCCATATATGGTTGTTGAAGAAGTCTAACTTTCTGACTAAGAACTTTGACAGTTTTAACAATATCACTATTGACATATGCTTCCCAAGCTTCATCAAAACTGTCATATGTTTTATAGCAGAAATCTCTATATGAATCAGCAGTCTCTCTTGCATTATTTAGTTCCGAGCATAGTTCCTCATAACTTTTTATTTCAGATATATCAACCATGTAAATTTCTTTTAGTAATTATTTCTTTTAGCTGTTGCCAAGACACTGGTGTATAATCATTATTATCTACACCAACATCATATTGATTTGGGACCAGTTTATCTTCAAAAGGTGTCTTTTTACCTTTTTCAGTATGTATGTGTCCGTATAGTTGCCAACTTCCTCTGTGAGAACCATCCCATGTAATCATAGGATAATGACTCATGAAGATTTGTTGGTTGTTACACTCTTCATCACCAGTTATAGTAATCATCATCTGTCTTTCAACAGCTTCAAATCCATTTTCTGGGATATATTTCAACTTGTCATGATTGCCCAATACAAGGTATTTATAGCCGTTTAGTTGAGGTAAAATTTTCTGCCAACGTGTCTTTTGACCGAAGCAAAAATCACCCAATACGAACACCGTATCGTCCCAAGAGACTACTTTATTCCAATTTAGAATGAGTTGCCGGTTCATTTCTTCGACTGTCTCAAACGGTCGACTACAATACTTTATAATGTTAGCATGGTCAAAGTGGCAATCGGAAGTGAAAAATACCTTGTTGTGCTCAAATTTATTCGTCAAATTCGCCATTATTTATATCTTTTATATAAGTGCTGGTTACTAACCAAACAACATCAATTAAAATTAATCCAACACACACTGATGCTGCAACTAGATTGAATATACAGCCAAGTCCTAGAATTGCTTGCATAAGCATAGTTAACGCAAATGTTATTTGTTTAGATTTTTCCATGTATTTTCTTATTGTCAATTTTTAAATAGCAAGAATCTGGAAGTTCTTTTCCATCTAACTTTACTGATGGAATATCCATGCTTATCAGATTCTCAAATAGTTTAGACTCCGAGGATATTTTTACATATCCTTCTGGAGCCATTAATTCTTTAGTTTGTTCATCAGTCAACCAAACCTCATAGATTTGCTTAACCTCTGCGCGTAGTATATGGGTCGGCTTCTTCTCTTTCATAACAAGAGCAATTCTTATATTTCTTACCAGAATCACAGAATGGGCAAATGTCATTTCTACCTACTTTCTTGTGTTTTCTTTCCCAAGGAGTATGCATTTTAATCCACATGTTTCTAAAATCTTCATTCTGAAACATTTCTTGCATCATTTCGAGTTTTTCTTCCTTGTCACTCTTTTTCTTTACTTCCTCTACCACTTCAGCATCTTGAACATCAAGTCCAAGTGTTGTGTCAATGTCGTAAGGTCTTTCCATCATTTTTTCTTCCATGTTATTTTATTTTTATTTAGCCCAACTGATTACATAATACCCAGGTTCTCTTTGATTTCCTGAATAATAAGTTAATTTATATCCAGCTTCTATAAGTCTGGTTTTGTTAGTAGGAGTTACATCTGGAAAATTTATGAATTGATTTGAGGAATGTGTAGCTTTATGAATACATTCCATAATGGCTTCTATTTCTCTCGAATCTCTCTCCTCTAAGTTTTTCCTTTGTAATTTCCTAATGTCCTCTGCTTTGGATAATACAATCATATCAAAAATCTCTAATTTTACATTCGTAATCAATAAATTTCCAACCCTTTCCTTTACTGTAATTTGCAGCAATTTCTGGGTCAAGATTCTCTTTTAAAACTTGATGTATTCCTAACCGTTTTATTCTTTTACCTAGTTTTGTTCCAGCCTTATTTTCTTCGGCAATCATCCCTAAGTAAATAACAGTCATAACAATATCAAATTTCACACAGTAAGGTTTATAGTATTCTGACATCTTAGATATTTTATCCAAAACTTCCTCCGAGACATCGAAAGAAGTCAGATTATAAATCTCTAAAAAATCATTATACACTTTATCAGCTCCATAGCGAGCTCCTAAAGCTTTTAAGACTTTAAAGTACTTATAGTCTCTAGGAGCATGTTTGTTGTTTGCAGGAATAGTTAAATATACACACCAATCGTCAAATCTTCCTTGTCCTATCTCAATTAGGCTTCCATCAGAAAATTCTTTTATTAGCATGTTTACTCAGTAATATATCCTCTCTTAATAAACTCCTCATGTAAAGGATGTGCTAATTCGTAAGCTTGTGGATGTGCGTGCTGTTTATCGTCTCGCAATGCAAAGAACCCTTTCCATTGGTCAATAGTGCCAGTCATTATTAGTTCAGTCTTTAGACTATTAGGTAGTACAGCTCTGGCTTGTTGCGCAACCCAACCCTTTGCTAGCAGTAAGTTATAAGCACTTTCAGCTTGACACATATAATATATCCATCTTGCTGAATTTTTACTTAAACCTTCCGTTGTTGTCAAGTCATAGTCTTCGCATAAAGATATATCATAGCTATTTCCACCTGCCAAATCATCACACCAACAAGGAATAATACAAGTAATTTCGTTTCCGAACTTATCCTTAGAATAGTTACAGTAACGAGTACTTTCTTGAGCGAAACTAAATACTCTATGTCTTACAAACTCATGACTAACTCCTCTATCACAAGTAAACTTAACAGTAACACGTTTAGTATGATACTTTGTAGGTTCACATAAGAACTCTAGGTCTTCCAGACAATTGTTTTGCAACAATACTCTGTAGTTAGTAGTCACACACCATGCACTTACGCTATCCCCATACTTATCTTTGAAGATAAACTCATTACATTCGTTCACTTCTGAATAAGGATTATTTAGGTACGTATTAACTGCTTCTGGAGCATAGGTAGTCATTGGAATAGCTAGATACACAGTACCATGTTCAACCATTGCCGTGTGCCCACGTTTAACAAGCATGTTTACAAACTTCTCGGCACTATCTTCTGTTATCTTATCTTCTGATTTATAGCAGGTTCTACCACATTTCTCAATGTGGCGAAGTAATCCTTCTCTTCCTGCTTCCTGTTCAATAATTTCAAATGAGGGTTTTATTAATTTCATAGTGTATACAATCCGTAGCCAAAGTAATTAGATTCTGCAGATATTAAATTATCACTATAATCTGGAACAGTTTTGAGTTTTAAATCTGGGTCTCCTAACTTGATGAATTCGAATAGAATACATAGATAATCAAATTCATCAATGAAGATAGAACCATCTTCATCAAAGCAATTTTCATAGAGACTCATATCCATTCCTGCTTTCTTAAACAAGTCGAATTGGTCATCGTGGAGGACTCCATCTTCGTATTCATCGCATAGATATTCTGCAAAGTTAATTCCAGATACTTCTTTTGCTTTGTTATAAGCTTCTACTACATCTTTAAATGGCTTATTAGACCTAACTACATAGGTCTCGTGGATACCATGACCATCTCCAGATGAATCACCGAGAGTGATATTCCATTCATAAAACTCTTCATCAGGAGCTTCCTCATAAGTTTTCTCAAATATATCTGGCTTACAAGGATAGAACTCCCCATTTACTCCCTGAATAATATAGTCTCCCCATGAAATCATCATGTCGCCCTCTAAAGTCTTTACCCAGCGTCCTACTGTCCCTATTCCTTCCCTCGCTTCAGAAATAAGATTGTCTCCCAACCATTCTTCAATGGCTTTAATGTTTTCCTCACTATTCCATGGAATTGCCTCTATTATTACGGGCTTTTTCTTAAATTTCATAATTCAATAAATTTCCTTTACAACTTCTGTAATCTCTGGCTTTAATGAATCTAAATAATGTTGTGTGCTTTCTAAGGTTTCGAATCGTTTAGTAATACCGATAGTTCCTCCTGAATAATCACATATACTCTCTTTAATAGTATTCCAACCCCAGAAGAGTCCTCTATATTGTAAGGTATAGTAGACATCTCCTGACCCGTTGGTGTGTTTTATAATTCTGTATTTAGGCTTTACCATATTAATGAATCCAGTGGTCTCCTATAGAAATATCAGCAGTTAATGGAGCTCTTGTACAGAATGGTTTTCCACCAGCTTCCATACATTGTACAAGCACTTTAGCTACTTCATCAGCAATTTCTTCCGGAGCTTCAAGATTAATTTCATCATGAACTGGAATACAATACTTAACTTTAAATAATAAGTCATGAGTTCTTAAATAGTGGAATAGCTTAATTGAAGCCAATTTAAAACACAGTGCACCTGCCCCTTGAATGGGATAATTCACTGATTGTTTCATAGATTCCGACAATCTTCTTCTTAAAAACTCTGCATCTTGTACAAATGAATTACTATCATCTCCTGACTGTAATGCATATTGTCCATCAATAGTACCTAAATCGTTGTTTATTCTGTTTAGATTATCCCAATCATAAATAAATGCTTTATGTCCAGTCACAGGACTTAGCAATATATAGCCATGTTTCACAACAAACTCTTTCTGCCTTTCTTGATACGCCTTTAATCCAGAGAAACCATTCATATAGTTATCCTCAATCTCTTGAGCACGTCTCTTAGGAATACCATAGTTTCTTACTAAGGTACTTGCATTTCCAGCATAATTAAAGCAGAATTCGTAGCCTTTAGCTTCCTGTCTTAATTCGTGGAACATTTTCTTAATTTGAGCAGTTGGCATGTCTTGAGGAATTTGGTCTTTAAATACCATTTTCGCTGTCAACGCATGCATGTCTTTAGAACCATGAATAAGTTCATCTAGCATTGCTTTATCATTGGCAATAGATGCCATTAAAAATGATTCTTGACCACTATAATCCACAGAAATCCATTTGTTACCTGGCTCTGCAACGAAACAAGCTCTAGTAATTTCATCATGTGGCAAATTCTGGAGATTCGGATTACTAGAACTTAACCGACCAGTATCCGTTCCAAGTTGATAGAAGTCCGCATGGATACGACCACTTACAGGATTAATCAACTTTAAAAACTTTTCACCAAAAGCCTTTACTAACTGACCTGTTTTCTTATACTCTATGTAAGGCTTTATAATAGAACATTTAGCTTTTTGTGGCTCTATTAGCTTGATATCCGCAGACTTAGTTTTTAGTTTTGTTTTCTTATCAACAGTAGTACAATTAATTCCAAGTAACTCAAATAATGGGATTACCTGTTTACTACTATTCCAGTTAATGTTACATCTATAAGCATTATCAAATCCAGAAAATAAATCTCCTTGAAGATTCAATTCTACATAGTCAAATGGAACTCCGTACTGATACTCAATTCCATTTTCTACCACAACTCTTCTAACTCCAAATGCATTAGATGGAATCCTTAATAAGTCTTTAGTCTCTCTTTTGAGAGTGGTTAACATTGATGTTTTTATAAAAGGCTTATTCTTATAAGCAGGGTCTGGATGAATCATTTTATGGGATTCGTAATAATCCTCAACCCATTTATTGATTTCTTTTTCAGCTTCGAGCATGGAGTTAATATCACTCTGCATTTTAATTCTCCACTTAGAAATATCAATTTTGGCCCCACAATACTCAATATAAGCAATTACAGGAACAAAATGATTTTCAAAATCAATAGCTTTAAGTAAGTCTTTTTTCTTCAACTCAACCAGTTGTTTTTCTCTAATAGCTGTAAGATATGTTACGTCATGTGCAGCATAAACTATAACATCCTCTGACAATCCAGTATTTACAATCTTTCCTCGAATACTCTTATCAAGGTCTAATCCTAAATACTGATGTGCTGCAGCTTGTAAAGATAGACTGTGGAATTGAGCTGGATATCCTAAATATAATAGCTTCTCAGCTATCATTCCATCCCACACATTTATAGGAACAATTCTATGATGATACAAGAATTTACAATCAAATGCTAAGTTCCATCCTAATAAGGTTATATTAGGATTCTCAAATACAGGTCTGAAATATTGTATATCTATTGTTGTTACATCTACTACTATTTGGTCCTCACCTAATCCAAATTGAATACACAACGTGGCTTTAGTATAAGGGTCCAATCCTTCAGTTTCCGAATCATATTCGACTATTGAACATCTAAGGATTCTAGCTAGCGCCTCTTCCTTAGTCATAATCTCATATGCGTCAGACTTAAAGAACCTCTGTTGTTGAGTAACTAAATATATCATGCGACATCAACACCAATGTACTTATAATCAATATCTCCTTGAGTTTCAAGTAAACTTATAATCTTTTCTTTTATAAGTGTGGTAATTTCTCCCTCATCTTTGTCTAAAAATTTCTCATATTCGTAATAAAAGTCTCCTGTAATCTCTACAGAAAACTTATATACCTTTTCCTCGATGTTATAGGGAGCACGAATATCATTCTCCGCTCCCATCGGTAGATTCGCGTTGTTCATCCAAATAATCAGTTAAAACTTCAGCAGCTTTCACAGCCTTTTTAGTAGCTTTAATAATTGGTTCGTGTAATTCTTCGGGAAGAAATTTTATCATTTCAGGCATTAAGCCAATATACTTCACAAGCGTCCACAAATTATATAAAGCATCATTCTTCTTTATAGTCATAATATAAAAGTGTTGGACTATCTCGATGTATATCTAAAGCATTAAGTTTATTAATTGCTAATTCTTGCTGACATTGTTCAATATCGAACTTTGATGTAATAAGATGATAACCATGCAAGGTAGGAACAACAAGTTTTATCTTGTCCTCTTCATTACCTCTACACGAATTTATGATTTTCTTAATAGTACCTAATTCCCACTTATCGTAGGTATCAACATCCACAAGTCTTAAGAGACTCTTCCCGCTTTTAGCAGGAAGTTCTCCACAAACATGGTCCCAAACTCTGGGAGCCTGAAAAGCATTATTCTCTAACAGCATGTCAGCGATTTTCTTCTGAACTCCGCAGCATACTTTAAAGAAGCTTCTACTATTAAGATGAATATAAGCTCTGGCATTGTTGTTAGTACAGAGCTTAATAATTTCATTTTGTTTCTGTTCAAGATAATCAACACTCTTTATGTAATAGGCTTTAACAAGTCTTGCTCCGTTATTGCCTTTACTAAGTTCGTTACCATCTTTCTTTCGTTGAACAATTTGCAAGAAATAAAAAGTATCGGGACTTTCAAAATTAATAAAATCTTTAATTAATTGAAAATTGTCTACAATCATTTTTCCTTCATTTTAAGTTCGTACTCTTTGTCGCGTATTTCAATTACTGACATTGGAGATACTCCGGGTTCTGTCCATTCAATTTTTTCAAAACCATTCTCTTCCGTAATCAAAGAATCCTTTTCAGATACACAGCCAGTATATTTCTGACCATAATCGCCCGTCATTTTCTTGGTTACAGGGTCCTTATCGCCCCAACCACCACCTTCATGTCCAGTACCAATTGGTTCTACAAAATACATTTTACCAGTGACTAAGGATTTTACAATGAATCTACCGGTTTCGTCAGTATTAGTTAAAAACCTCTTTAGGTTCATTCTTCCTCCTTTTCTTCGGATTCTTCCTCAAATGCTTCGACCTCAAGGAGGTCTTCTTCTACACATTTCGTCAAATCATCAAAGAATACAAATCCATTTTCTCTCCCTAAGCAGTTAGAGATTATTTTAGCTTCCTCCGTAGATATAGACTTGGCATTTTCAAGAGTCCGCAATGCTTCCCATGCAGAAATTTCTACTTCTTCATTTGTACCAACACAGAAACTCCATGCAATTTTACCGTCATACACATCACTTTCCTTCACTTTTTGTATCAATGATTGCAAATGACTTACTTCTTCAGGAGATACTATTTCATATCCCCATACATCCATTTCGTCTGCCCAATTAAGGTCCCAGATAATTAATTTTTTCATGTTATTATTCCTATTACTTTATATTTTTTAACAAATTCGAAGATGTCTTCAATAAGAGCATCCTCATATTTTGTATAATCAGACTCACTCCAAGGCTTTCCAGTTTCAACTACAAGTTTCTCTGCGATTATTTCAATTAATTCGGGGAGATAGTAAACACTATATCCATATTCCTGCCTATCCTCTGTAATATAATCAATTACGCATGGTGGTAAATCATTACAAATTTCAGAGCCCCAATCAGCAGTTTCTCCTATAACCCCATGAAAATGAAATATATCTAGAGCAGTCTGCATATCTTCTACAGTGGTAGCAGCGTTGCAGATACTTTCAATAATTTCATCTTTGTACTTTTTAAAGCATTGTATTTTCTTTGTGAAGTCTTTGCTTCCAACTTTAAAATTTTCCATCGTTTGGTTGTAAACAAGTTAATCCTTCCTCTCTCCACATATCAACACACTTCTGTGAGTCATCAAATACTACGAGAACGTTATAATTACCTTCAATATATTTCTTATAGATTGCACGTTTACATTCTTGGGCTGGAGAATAATCTCCTTTTGGTCTCATAAGTAATTTATCCGGAAGAAGCCAGTTTTTATCAAGCCAATCATATGTAGCTTGACGAACTTCTAGAGTATCCTCTCTACCCGTTAATACTATGAGTTCTGCATCTGCTCCATCACACACAGCTCTTACAGCATCAGCTACATTGTTGTTAATAGAATCAGTAAGCATACCCTCTGCTGCACCTTCTCCATAAAAAGGACGTCCACTGGTGTTGAGACTTAAGGTTCCATCCATATCAGCAATAACCACAAGAGGAAGTCCAGAAGTATATCTCACTTTATTTTCCAGGTCCTTCTTAATGGTTTCCTGAACAATAAAAGCTTGATAACGCTTCCAAGTATCTTTAATAACTTTTGCACCAATAGGATTAGGACGCATTGCATCACGACGGATGCATTCCTCTACTGGAATGAAGAAGTCCTTAAACTCAATAGTATACTTATAGTCAGTTGTATTATTAGCTACCTCAACTGCAGTCTCCCACCAGGCAATCTCTTTTGGATTGAGATTCATATTGTCTACAACAATATCATATCCACGGCTTGTAGCTTCGCAAGCAAAGGTCCTTTTTAAGTCTGCAACTAGTCTCTCTCTACTAGTAACCCAATAGTCGCCTAACATATTACGAATGTCATCGTTATTGAACCTTACTCTGTGTTCCGGGTCTTCGTGACACCATTGTTTAGCCCAGGTAGATTTTCCACTACCTCGTCATTGGAGCCCTCTGCATATAATCAACTTGCGTTGGCAGAGGGCTCCTGTATTATTAATTTGCTCCATTTTCTTTCTAAATGAAATAAGTTATTATTTACTATTACGTCCTGTAATAGCTGCATTATCTCTCTTCTGCATATTCTAATTGTGAGAGTACTAGAATCACTCTTATCAGAAATATGCTCAGGAATGTCTAAGTTAGACATCAACTCTTGATAGAATTTTAACCAGGATTTATGGGCTGTAATGGTTATACAGAAGGCATTTGGAGAACCGTTGTTCTGAATACATCCATCGCCATCTATAATACCTATTAGTAAAGCTAAGAGTTGTTCTCTGCTGTAATTTCTAAGAACACTAAAATCTATAGGGTTATAAGTCTTTCTAAATTGGATTCCATATTCTTCCATAAATCTCGGTATATCAATACTATTAGCAAACGATATACGATAGCTCTTAGTGTCTTCTCTATACATAATCTTATTGGAGTAAGATATATATTTAGAGAACTCCTCTATTACATCTAAATCCTTCTCAGCTAAACCTAGTTCAAATTTCCCCTTACTGTAGAATGAACCATCTGCAATTAAGAAGCCTAACCAATAGAATGATTGGGGAGTTTTCTCATCAATTAATCTATTTAAGCTGTTACCTCTTTTAACAGAGTCATTGAGATGATGCCCAGGTTTGAATATAGAACTTTTACTAACTGCACAGCTTTTACAAACTGAATTTTTCTTAAGAGCTTTATTATAATCTGACTTTCTAGCATAGGTAATATCCTTACCACAGCTTGGACACTGACGTATAAATTTAATTTCTTCACACATACTTATTAATTTTAGTATGTGCAAAGATAGCTAAATTTTACTCCAGAACCTAGTAAAACACGTTAAGAATAGTTAAAATTACCTGAGCCTTGTATTCCTCTACAAATAATTAGTTTTCTTGTTTCCATTATCCTTTTATTTCCCAATTGTTAAATGTCTTAGGCGAACAAACTGTTCCGAAATTACTTGATTTAACAAGTTTATTCAAGAAATTCATTTCATACAGACTGTAATATTCTTCAATTTTCTCCTGAACTTCTACAAGTTCTCTTCTGGTCAGTTCCGGAACCATAAATGTTCCTACCTTAGTTTTAATGAAGAATGAGAATCCTTCCAATTCTTTTGAACTTACAATCTCCCAAGTAAAGCAATCATGTGCAAAAAAAGAGAAACCTCCTCTACCAGAACATTCCTCGAATGGAGCATATTTAAGGTACTTTGGAGAGATTTTCTTATCTCCTTCTCGTTTAGTATGCCAACTAAGTTCAACAAGTTCCCCATCGAGATTATAAATCATTGTGTTACCATCAATTGCAGCCGGAGTTTGATTGATAAGTTTAGTGAATAACTCATTGATGTTCTTATCAATTACTTTTTTAATGTCTTCTTTATTCATTTTCATTTTCCTTTGTTTTTAAGTATTGGTCAAATTTCTCTTTTATGTCGAAATATTGTAGATAACACACATCCTCCTCGTTGTCATCAACTATGCCATCTTCTACGAAGAATTCTTCGAAGGCTCTCCAAGCAGCATCATCCAGCCAAATAAATTCAACTAGTGGAAGTAAGCTTTCTATATAGCTACTTTCGTCTAATTCATCCTTATCTCCCATGTAATATCGTTCTAATGAATATTCACATTCAAAGAAGTCTACTCCGAAGTCTTCTATCCAATCAAAGTCTTCATGACAAGATAGAATATATGCACACTCTGACGGATAACACTCCCGTAAAAAGTCTGCCAACCTATGTTCGATACTGGTATGAAAAGTACAATAATCAAAGAATGCTTCTCCTGCACCTATTTCCCATAAACGGATGAGCTCTATCATGTCGATAGGCTCAATTTGTTCTCTTGTATAAAATTTCATTATGCGTTGTCTTCAATGTTAGTTTCTCCCTTATCAAGGGCTTTGCCTTCTTTATCCAAGAACTTGAAGCATTTCAATTTGAAGGCTTCTGACTTCATGTTCTCAATTCTAATTACTACTCCTTCGTGTGGCACTTTATTGTTACAAGTAGGAGAATTACATTCCATATGGAAATTAGCATCGTTAGCTAATCTAGCCAAGAAGTTTTCATTCCAATGTTCAGCAGGGTCTATGTCTTTATAAAGATTACCTGCTGTTCCGTAGTAGTATTCTTCTACCGGAACTAAGTTATGCAGTTTACACCATTGTTGTACTTCTCTGCCAGAGAACTCATGAACTACTCCATCTACATTAGTGAGAGTCAAACGATAGATTCTTACCTTAAAATGAACTCCCTCTTTATAAAGTGTATGACTTCCATCGGAATTGGCAATATAATATTTTCTATCTGCTCCTGCAGGAAATTTATTGGTTGTTGACGGAGGTACACAACCATAGTCATAGTCTTTCTGAATGTATCCTCCAGTTGGCAAGAATCCTATGATTTCATAATATGCAGTCATACCTTTAGAAAGAGCAGGACGCACAATATCATCAGCCAATTTCCACACATCAACTCCATAGAATCCAGCTCCGGCATTCCTGTTGTAATACTGATTCTTTACCACAGAACGAGACGAGTATAGGTAATCATATTTTGTATTATCTATCTCTTTACGGGTAAGGAACTCAAATACTTTCTCGTACCATTTCTTAGGTCTTTTACAAAGTACATAAGCAGAGATTCCAGAAGTCCCATGTACCTTTTCGGAAATACTGATTAAGTCTTCTGGATGTAGAACATTAGGACACTTCTTTATAAGAATAGTATCATAATGGAATCGGAATTGGTCCTCTACAAGTTTATCCAATCCTTTCGGCTGTTTACCTTTACCCTTCTTTCCAGAGCCGGGCTGTCCAGGTGTGCGAGTATTCTTAGGAATATACTTCTTATTTACCCAAAAAGCTTTTCCATCGTGTTCTACTGTATCAAATTCGATACCTACAGTGACTCTAGGTTCGATGTTAACTGTAGAGATAACCCAATTTTGGAAAACTACAACAGGAATAATGAATCCTTCAGACAGCTCACCGCGCAATCTGATAGCCTTCACACGACCATTGTCTTCAAACATGCCAGTCTGTGCTTGGTCTCTGTTTAGCTCACCATGACGATACAGGTTAGCGTAGGACAAGAATTCTGGATTGATACAACAAGCTGTCGGGAAATAAATGTACAATCCCGGTTCGGAATCAATCCCAGTAATGATGTTATATCCGTCAATGTAGCAACATTTTAACTTCTCTACCTTTGGGTCAGAGTGCTTATGAAATTCATTAATTTCTACTACCTTTGCTAAGTAGTTTACATTTGCGTTTTTGCTCTTAATTAATTGCATAAATATAATTGTTCTGGTGTTATAAATTCAAATGATGTTTCTTCTTCTCCTGAATATAGATTATATGTTTCAAACCCTTTTATAAGGGAAACATATGCTTCGATTGATAGGTCTTTCTCATAATCTAAAGAACTCCATACATGAAATTCTCCATTTGCTTTAAAGATACTGGCAATACGAAATTCGTCTACGTGTATCATCAAGCATGAGTAACCTATAGGTTTTAAGTAGACACCTTCTTTAATCTCTCTATAGCCCATATAGAGAGCAGCCTTCTCCAAGTCATTCATACAAATACCAGTTTTCAGATAATACAGCGTCTGTATAGAATTTTGTTACGACATATTTGACATTCTCGCCAATATGGCATACAATTTTACCATCCTCAATGGAGTATCTTCTTACTTTACCATCAAGTTCCAAACACACAGTTTCACCAATTTGCATCATTGAGATTGCTTCTCCAAAATTAAATTTTTCCATCTTTTTTATTCTTTAATTGTTTCTATAAAATCCTTTAAAATAGGAAGATTCGAATGCATTTCTTCAATAACATCCGACGTAAATCTTCCCAGTAAACTTCTAAAACTATCGAAGACATCATTGAACAAGTCTTCCTTTTCTGGACCGTTCAATGTGTCTCCTGACATAGTTACAATTTGTTCTGCCACTTGCATGGCAATTTCGATACGTTGTTTACTCATGTAACTTCGTATTGTTTAGTCTTTTCAGAGACCTCCATTCTTCCATAAATTCGTGAGGAATAACGATATCACTATCTGAATCTTTCCAACGTACATTTCCAATATCGCAGTTATCGTACAATTCTTCCCATATCGCATCTTCAAGTTCAACTTCACTATCACAATGTAAATAGTCTGCAGGATTTAGATTAAGTTTGCATTCTACCCTAGCAGAAAATAGACATCTATCTAAAGTACATTTATATTGCATAGTCTACACAATTAATTTTAACAACATTACCTGTGAAGTGGTAAGTCCCATCTTCATGGAGATACTTACCAAACAGTTTATTTACATCTTCCTGAAATGAGGCTGGAAAGAACAAGTGCAAATTGTTATTAGTAGGTCCTTCACAATGGCTAATTACATTAGACCATACAAGAAAGATTATATCCTTATTAGTCATAGTCTCTAATACATTTTAGAACAGGTTGTAATGGAGTTCCTTCCTCTGAATAATAGAAGAATTTGACAGTAGCCGTTTTCCCAACTATATCATCGAGATTATCTCTATATTCCTGTTTTAGTTTTCTATCTCCCATCGGTTTTGCTTTGAACTCAATTCCGTCCTTTGTTACACAAGTAAAACACATATCTTCGTCACGAAGTCCTTCGGAAATACCAGTAATTTCAAATTCTGAATCCTGATACTCCTTAATTTTAATCATGTCATTGGTACGTTTACCAAAGCCATAAGTTTTGTTAGGATTACGAATTACGACACCTTCGAATCCTTCTGCTACATACTTATCGTGTAGTTTCTTTATGTTAGCCCATCCGCTTACTTCTTCTTGAGGAACAATTCTTATCTTTAAACCATTTTGAATAGGCTCGAATAGATAAGGAGCAATGTTTAAATCAACTGCCATATCAAGAATCATTTCATTTCTTTCTTCAAAAGTAGCTTCAGAATCCATTACATCATACACCCAGAACTCTAATTCTGAACATCTAGGGTCTTCTTGCTCCAATCGAGCAGTCCCAGAAATCCATTGTAGTGGTCTACCATGAACATATAATTCGCCATCCAAAATTATATTAGGATGGTCTTGAAACCATCTAACTAAATCAGGGTGATTTCTTATATGTGCAGTAGCATTGTCATAATCACCACCACCTCTACTTGAGGATTTAACTTCCCCGTCTTCATATAATAATGAACAACGGACTCCATCAATTTTACGACTGGCTAACCATACTTTCACTTTATCATATACACTTGTTGCGACTTTATTAAAGTCTTTAGCAAGCATATGTTTTTTACGCCCATTTGCATCTGTTTTGTGTTCTGGAAGCAATTCATCAAGTTGTGCTTTAGTATAGTTTTCAATCTCTCCATCAAGCATTTTATAACCCTTATCTTGGTACTTTTTCAAGTGGGAATTATATTCAAGTTCTGCTTGTTGTGTAACAGTTCTTTTAACCTTACCTTTAGTAATAGTAATATCAGGTTGAGCTGTTACCTTACCTTGATACTGGTAAGTATTTCTTTTTATCGTGAAACCAGAGAGTTCACTTCCTTCGCAGGAAATTTCAACCACTCTGATTTTACCTTTTGAGTCTTTACTTATTAAAGTATTCTTCATTATTTCTCTCCTGTATGTCCAAATCCACCTTTACGGTCTGTTTCATCCAATCTTGCAACTTCTTCCCATTCTACCCTAGCAACTGTGGCAAAAACTAATTGAGCAATACGTTCACCATCTTCTATGTACACGGCTTCGTGTCCTTGATTAATAAGTACAATACCTATTTCGTTGCGATAGTCTGCATCAATAGTTCCAGGAGTATTAAGAACCGTAAGTCCCTTCTTAAGAGCTAGCCCACTACGAGGTCTTACTTGGCATTCCATCACAAAATCTTCATATGGGTCAGGTAGAGCCATAAATATTCCAGTTGGAATAAGTGCTCTAGCTCCTGGGTCAAGACGAAGCATAGTCACTTTATTAACTTCTGATTTAAACAGGATTTCGCAATCCCCAAATGCTTTAATAGTATTTTCAGGAGTTACTCTACTAAAATCAGCTCTGACATCCATGCCAGCAGATAATGGAGTTTCATATTGTGGAAGTTTGTTTTCGGACAGATTAATTACTTGTACTTTCATTGAGATATTTTATTAGAGATTTTAAAACGTCATCATCTGCTTCTGTGTAGAATGCCTTAATTAGTTCATCGCCTTCATAAACTGCAACAAACGGAGTCATTCTGGCTCCGCATGATGCTTTAAGTTTATAGGCTTGTTTCTTTTCTTTGTAACTTCCTTCGTCGTAAAGTTCTAAGAATATACCTTGCAAATTTGCATCTAATATCCTATCCTTATCAGAAGGATTATTATAAACAAACTTTACTGTTATCATTTCTCAAATATAACAGTGTATACATTATCAGACGGAGCTTTAACTTCGAATATATCGAAATCGTCTTCTTCATAAAGGTCAAATATACTTGCAATTTTGTCACAAGCATATTCATAAGAATCGAAGAATGGACGAGCTTCTACAGGAATAGTTGGCACAACATCATCAATTATCCAGTCACGTTCATCATTAATCAGTCCGTCAACTTCATATTCGGATAGTACTTTACATTCACGTTCCTCGAATTCATAAGTGTCTTCGTTGATTTTTCTTGTATATACAGAGTAAGTACAATCAATATCGTTATAATCAAACTCAAAGGAAGCAATTGTTTGTTCCAAGAATTCATTGTTTTCTGACATGTCAATACCTTCTGCCCATAAGACTGCATATATTTTCTCTATATCAACTCCCTCGTCTTCATGACATTTTTCAATCAGGCCCATTACATAATCGTAATTCTTTTCCATTTTCTTTATTGTTTTTATTGAAATAAATGAGCATCTGTTCTTGTTCTGGACAAAGCAACATATTGTAGTTGTCGTCTCTCATCTTCGTCTTTACAAATATTGATATTTCTCATATCAACGAATACTGTTCCATATGAACTACCTTGTGATTTATGAGTAGAGCAAGCATATCCATAATCAAAGGATTTCTTTCTGATTAATCTGTTATCATAATACAAATCAATCGGAGAAGTAAAACTTCCTACCAAATCGTAGTATGATTTCCAAGCTAGCTTAGCTTGCTGATGTCTGCCACTTTCCTTTAAGTTAATGGCTTGCAATCGAATTCCTTCTATTCTGGAAGCTAAGGCTTGGGTATAATCAGAATCTATATCTTTATCAAGAATAAATATGTCTGTTCTATCATTAGTAGAAGAATCATACAACGTTAATTCATAACCAGGAAGACTCATAAAACCTGGCAAATAAGAATCCCGTTTCTTCGGCTTATCTACTATTATGTAGTCCATAGAGTTCCAGAACTTAATACTATTAAATTCGAGGTTCTCATATGCTGTTAAGAATTCAAATTGGTGGTATGGCATTTCTTTAGCATCCTCCCAAATAACTCTTCTTATACAATTGTTATAACTTGCCACCATTGCATTTGTATATGCAAGTATCTTAGTAGCCAAGATATCTCCACCTCTCATAGCTGCTTTAAATGCTGGAACTGCTGATTTAAGAAATGGTTTGACATCACTGTAGCAATATAAAGAACCATCCTCAGAACGAACTGAGTGGAACATATCAATAGTCTCGCTTCGCAGCGTGGTTAGAATAGGCATTAATGCATTGTTTTCTGCTTGCCTATAAATCTTTGTAAGTATGTATCTATCTTGAAGATTAAAAACCTTAGATGTTGTAAGTGAATTTACTGGTCGTAATTGACATTTATCTCCTACAAAGATAACCTTGCAATTAAAGTTAGTGCACTTTTCAATTAGTAAATCAAACAAGTCATCATTGACCATAGAAGATTCATCACATACGACAACTCCTCCAACTGGCATTCTTATTTTCTTATCATTTACAATAAATTTTAGGTCTTTAAAGTCAAGTTCCAGTATTTCTATGTTAGGAGATAACTGCAATAATTGATGGAGTGTATAAGCTTCTCTATCAGCAAATCGTGATAACACTAACTTAGCTTTATGAGTAGGAGCACATAGAGTATAATCCATCTCTCCTTCTGATTCCATATATCTAATTAATGTTTTCATTAAGAAGCTCTTACCAGTTCCAGCAGCTCCAATTAGGGAAAACGCTCTCTTGGACTTGTCTTTCAAGAAAGCTATCATGGCTTCTAAAGCCTCTTGTTGTTGTTCTCCTAATTCAACTCCATCGGTAGCTGGAATAGACATTCCATTGAAATTGAAATTCATGCAAATAAGAAAGTTAAAAGCATGAATACTCCTACTGCAGCTTTAACCGGATATACGTTAATACTGGTGTCTATGTTATCTACTGTTTTGCGTTTTAACCACTGTCTTCCTTCATCTGATGTTAGACACAAAGAAGTTAAAACCCAATCGGCTATGCATATCCATGCAATAATTTGTGCTATTAAAATCATAATGTACTTAAATAAAAAAGAGCAACCTTATGGCTGCTCTTTCCAAAATAGATTAGTAATATCTTCTAAACCATAAATTGGATTACCCAATTCATCAATTTCCCTACACATTTTTACTTCATAAAGCTTTTGATTAGTAGTTGGGCTATCTAAAGGCCCAAACTCTTCTATATAAGGACCTAACTTTATAAAGTTATATTCCGAAAGTCTTCTTTCTAACCCAAGAGGTAAATTCTCTCTTCCAGAATACCATGCTGTTAAAATGGTAGGATGGGAAGCCTTTACATGCTTACATAGATAGTAAACATCTATAGGGGAAGAGTCTCCTCCCATAAAAGCTACACAAGTTATGCCTTTGTTTTTCTCAATAAGAGAATCTAACTCTGACATGTACAATTCCTTACCAATGTCTTCTGCCAAGTAAGAGCTATGACAACCCTTACAATGACATGGACAATTTGATATATTTATACATAGAGTAATCTCGTTTGGGATTTCTCTAAGTGTTACTGCTGTATCGACGTATTTAAGCATTTGTATAACCTAATTTTGAATCGTCAATTTTATAATCCAATCCGGAATATACTCTGTGAGTTTGCTCTTCTTGTCTACCTGCAGACCAGTTCTTAATCTTAGTAAGATAGCCAATAATTCTATCGTACATGTCAATATGTTTACTTCCGCACTTAGGACACTCTGTTACAGGAACCTTAGTAATGAATCCACAATCTTGACATTCAGAGTTAGGAACATTGAATGTGAAATAACTACATCCAACAGTAGCAGCATAGTTCAGTAGAAGGTCTGCTTGATTCTTAGAAGGATGTTCTGACAAATTAATGTGAGCTGCGCTTCCACCATCTAACCAATCTCCAACATATTCACTACCATGAAGTTTGATTTTCTCCAAGATTGAACTGTTAGATTCTGGAAGGAATACATAAGAAGTATATAGATTCCTATCTTTAGGAACCCAATATCCGTCAGCTTTATCCCAGTTATAGTTCTTAACAGCAAGAGATTCAGCAGGAACAAGTTCAGTATTGAACATTTCCTTCTTAGTATTGTGAAGTTGATTTTGTTCTTTAATAGTACCGAAAATAAAGTTACAGAACTCTTTGTATTGTTCATTATCATTACAATCAATACCTAAGAACATTGCAGCTTCATTCAATCCATTTAAACCAATAGTCAAATACTGGTTATTAAGATTAATAAATCCAGATTCATAAACAGGAAGCAAGTGGGCATTATATAAATCCCATAGTAACTCATTATAAGCTACATGATATTTATACACTCTACCTAAAATGTCCACTAAATAGTCTTTTAAGAAAATTCCTTTGTTATTGTCTAATCCCTTGAAGAACTTATTAGTTCCTGTTGGAAGGTCTTTTGCTAAAGATTCGTCTTCACATTTACTCCAATTCTGAATAATTCTACTTAAGTTAAGTGTAATCACTGACTTGGAACCAGTTTGTTCTCCAACCAATCCATTAGTAAATGTAAATTCATTAGATTGCAACTTATTCTTTAGTCTACAACAACTTGATAAGCTATCTACACTATCACTTATATAAGTAAAGAATGAATGTCCTTCTGCATATTCTTCTGCAACAAAGCTTTCCCATTCTTTGTCTTGGAACTCTCCATCTTTATAAAGAAGGGATACAGTCTCTACTGGGAATGTTAACATACAGCGAAGTCTTTCGGCGTTGAACCACTTCATAAACTTCTTCTGCAGCCAGTTAAGTGAATCCCATTTTGGAGTATCGCCATCAGGAAATACGAAGTGTCCATACATTCCTTCAAAGTAAGGCTTATCAAAGTAACTTACATTCCAGAAAGCTGATTGGAATCCTCTTGCAGCAGCAGGTTGGTTGATTGAATATACAATCTGTTGAAACTTTTGCTCAATTACCTTCTCAATACTCCTTCCGCGGGCTATTCCCGCATTTTCTCCTCTAGGGAATCTTGCCACATTTCCATACATTTGAACCATCTGGTCTGGATATTTCCAATAATCCTCACCCCACTCTTTACGAGCGAAATGGTCAAACATTACTAAGAAACTTGCAGTTGCTACAGCTCCAGCGAATTGAGAAGATACTGCAAATATCATATTTACAAACATACCACAGAATGAATCCAGATTCTTTGGAGAAGCTGATAAGCCACCAATGTCTCTAATTCCTCCTTGTAAGAATGGATAGCAAGATAATGCTACACAATACGGGAATCCAAATGTAGAGTTCTCGTCATGTTTGTAAATGATATGGTTTCGTAAGTCCCTTTCGTACTGCTTAGAATCGAAGTCTGGATAAAGTTCTTTCAACTTTTCACATACTCTGTATCTATTTAAGTCAATATTGTTAGACTTGTATAGCTCATTATTAAGAACAGCAATATTCTTATTAGCTACGTTAGAATTATCATCAACTTCGGAACCTTCTGCAGCATTGGATGCTTTCATGAACTCCTTAATAAAGTCTTCACGTTCTCTCACATTCTCACGAATACGAGCTCTGTTTTCTCTGTATAGTATGTATGCTTTAGCTACATTAGGGAAATCGAAATCCATTAGGACTTCCTCAACTTGGTCTTGGATATCTTCAATGTCAATATCATCCCAAATTTCTATTGAATCAAGTATATCATCAACAGTGTCTGCAGTTATTTCATAACCACAGGCTTCAAATGCATTTAGGACTGCCTTTTTAATTTTACTAGCGTCAAACGCCTCTTTTGTTCCGTTTCTTTTAATTACATTCATAAATATAAAATTCTTGTTTTATAGTTCCACATAAGTATACAAAGATACTACATTTTTTTAACACTACAAAACAAAATACTATACAGCTAAGATATCCTTAAGTAATAAAGTCTTCTCGACCTTATTCATTATATCTTTTCCTCCATCATTACTAATTAACTGAGTAAAGGCATTATAAACCGTAAACATATTTACTGGCTCATCTTCTTTAACGAAATAAGGAGATTTCTTATCCTCAAACATTAGTTTATAAGCATCCACTGGAGTACTGGCTGCTAATTTTACCTTTCCATATCCTGTGTCATAAGACATTCCGATAGAGTTTCTGACCCACATACCAAGATTTCTCTCAATAAGTTCATCAGTTCTATCGAACTCAGTATTATGTAGTTTTTCCAACCAAACCTTCATATCATTAGTCTGTTCCATAAGAGTGGTTACAGGTCTAAAATTAATAGCTTTGGTTGGCTCTAATTCCTGAACACTTAAAAATGAGGGATTAAACACGCAGAGGTTAGTACAAGCTCTATTAAGCCCACCTCTATAAATCTTAACTATCGGTTTACGTACATCTAATCCATATATAAGACCAATTACTTCATCATGATTGTCAAATGTGTACTCTTTTGGCATAACTGCCTGTACCCATACACGATTATAAGTAATATCATCAGTATCAATTCCTCCATCTTTGGTCTTTGTAATCTGGTCTGGAAGTTTTACTTGGACTCTAAAGTCGTCAGTAAACTTAGACATTCTTTCTAAAAAGGGCGCAACATAACGTTCCGTTTCAAAATATTCTCTATCTTTAATTAGGGTTGCTTTCCCTTTAAGCAGTTCAGGTACTGTAATTTCCACTATTCTATCATAAGTTTCAGGGTTGTTGAATCGTTAATCTTGGTAATAAACTCTCTAAGGCATTCTTTCCAATTGTCTTTTAGGTCACTGTAATCAAAGCATGCTACAAGTCGATATGTGTCAATTACAGCTGCTCTACAGTTTCTATCATACCTCAAATATATTCCATCAAGGCATTCTTCAGAACCATAAAATTCTTCGTAACTTTCTTTGACCATGCACTTTATTAAGCCATAATCTCTTTCCAGTTTTTCTTGGGCAGTAAACAAGAGTTCTTTTTCTATATCTTCATAGTTAAAAACTATACAATCCATGTTGATACATTTGTCTATATCAATAAATGTATCGAAAGTTGAGCACAAGGCATAGAAATACTCTATGGGAGTCCCTGTACTCTTTTCAATTATTTGTTCAAATAAAGTCATATTATTGTAATACTACTCGCCCGTCAATAAGTTTACTTCCTTCTAAAATACTATAATCGGTAGCTGCGGGAGTGTTACCGAAGTTCTTGTGAATCCATTCTGAACTGCCAAATAATGACCCAACTGATTTGTAGGTAAATCTGCGACCATAGGTGGTGGCTGACTGATGTAAGTCTCCTTTTACAAAGACTACTTTTCCTGCAATGCCCTTGTTGTCCAGATACTCATTAATGAAGTTCTCAGTTTTTACATCTAAGGTCAACGGTAAGTTCTTAAACATATCCTTGTTATCCTTACCATGACACAGAACGAATGTCGTATCACCTACGGTAAACTCCCCAATGAATTTATCAAAGATTGTGCAGTCTACACCTTTATGAGATAAGATAGCTTCCAAAGCAACATTAGCTGCATAACCAAAATCACCATCATGATTTGATTCTCCTACACAAACATAATGAATAGCATTGCATTTCACACGGCTTAGATTGTCGAAGAAAGCTGTCATACACTTGATAAATGTATGGATTTGTTCTTTATTACACATGTTTTGTGGTAAAGAGTGTCCACCACGAGTGGTCTGACCATTATATCCATCCAGTGAATCTCCAAGATTACATACATAGATATTGTCAAATCCTTTATCCATTGAAGTAGCACGTACTTCATCATATACGAGAGCGAGTCTTCTTGTTACCTCTTCTTCATCATACTTATTTGCATAGATAGAAAGAGGAGATACATAAGCACCAATATGCATATCCGACAAATAGATAATCAGATTGCGTTTATTGCCAGTAAGCGTTAGGCTATACTTAGGAAGATTGTCAAGATTCAATCCATCCAAATCAACCTTAATTCCTTCTCCAAGCTGTCTTTTGAGTTCAATGTTTTCCATTGCATACTTCTTAAGCAGCTTTCTATCATTTTTGATGCTTTCTTCTTCCATGCATCTAAGGAAATCAGTTTCCTTTTCACGCATTTGCATATCAATGAGTTCTTCCTTGCTATGCTCTTCGATAATATGTGGAGCAAATGGAGATACAGCTTTAGTAATGCTGAATACACGGAGAATGCGCTTAAAATCAATAAGAGAATATTCTGGGAAATAACGGCTTACTTCTCTCTGTGTGATAGACATTCCATAATATGAATACATACGATAGATGTTATTCATTTCATCTCTGGTCAATCTTCCAGTAAGAGGAGCCTTATCTCTTCTAAGAACTTTAAATTCATAGAATTTGATTTTCCCATCTTTATCTCTTATTAAAGAGATGTTATTTCTATCATCATCGGCTTCCAGTTCTTCCTCTGTTTCGTCAACAGCTTCTTCAAACGGAAGTTCCTGAACTTGAGCTTCTTTCGGATTATGATTCTTTGCAGATGTCCATAATCCACGAATTTCTTCAATCTCTTCTTTAGAAAGCAAGCCTTCACGATATTCCCTTTCGATATTGGAATATGTAGTAGCCAAATAGTTCTTGCAAAGATTGTTTTCTCTTTCAAAAGCTGCTTTAGAAATTCCTTGCTCGTTCAGTTTCTGTAAATAACCGATAAATTTTTTGATAGTTTTTTGCTTCATTTTTCAATGTTTTAAGTTAAGCTGTTACGCCTTTAATAGTTTATTAAAATAAAAAAGGAGTCCGCCTAAATTAATAGACGAACTCCTCTGGGCTGTATTGATACGTAGAATGTATTATGCTACAATACCAAAGCAAAGGTATGTTCCTTTCTTAGCACTCTTAGATGGAGTATATTCTACCTCAAATGCGATAGGTTCTCCTTCGAGTACTTGTTTTGTATATGTGCAAACGATGTTGCCTTTATAACCCTTTTCAACATAAAGAGCTTTAGCAAGTTCCTTAGCTTTAGCTTTAGTTTCGCTTGTTTCAGCGATAACAGAACCAGTTGCTTTGTCAATAAGCTGATAAGTAGTTTTATATTTTCTCTTACCCTTTTCGTTCTTCACGTCATTTACTTTGTAAGGACGTTCACGGGTATCAGCAGCTCCGGCTTCGATTGTAATCATACAACCAGCGTTCTTCACATTCTTAGTGTGTTTTGCAAGATAATCCAGACAGAATTCTTTCACGTCTTTTTCAGTGATTCCACCTTCGTGGTTTTTCTTCCAGTTCTTGTACGCTTGAGTTGCATCTTTCATTACTTCAAATGGTAATTGAGCCTTTGCTTCTTCTTTAGTAAATGCACATACTTCTAATTTTTGGAAATTCAATACTTGTGTTGCCATAATTCAAAAAAATTTTAAAACATTATTCTTATTAATCATCTTCTATTTATATGTTACAAAGATAGTCATTTTCATGTAACTTACCAAACTAAATTGGTAAAAATATCTTAATAAATAATAATCTCTTTTCTTGAATCATCTAGTTCTCTTCCGAAGAAGTGATACAAAGATACTACATTTTTTGGATGTAGCAAAATCCCACTTGTTAAAAAGTGTGAAAATAATTTTATATCAAATATCTTCGGTTTTATTTGGAGGGAAGCAAAATGAATTATTTACCATATTTTTCCAGGTAATTTCACTTTCCTCGTTGTAAGTATCTACAATTCTACTGTTAGCACCCTCACTTTCAGTCCGAAAGATTCCAACGTTCCATAATAGTTGAGTAAAACGTTGTTCTGGATGCTCCTCTATTAGTCTCTGTAACTTAGCTAATATAGCTTTGTTATATAGTAATCTAGTAGATTCCATTAGAACGGTAAATATTCGTGAAGTATCTTTCCAACTTGTTTTGCCATTTCTGCGGGAGTCTTTATTCCGAATGTTGGAAATTCAGTACATCCGTACATAAAATCCTCACACATAATAGCCAGCCCTTTTATAAACGCCTCTGGAAGAGGGTCTCTGGCAGTTATCTGCATTAATATTTTATACGGAGTGATGTCTGGCTTTTGCTGTTTTGCCTTCATAGTTAAATGACAAGTCAGAGCAATCACTGCGAATTTATTACTTACGTCTACATTGAGATATCCCAATGAAAAATGCTCATTGTAGAGCTGCTTTAATTCTTCGTAAGTCATATCATAATACTCCATTAAGTAAGTGTCTCCCATCCCATATAGGTATAATATGCAACCATTTTTAATAGCTTATTGAATTCTTTAAATCCTCTAAGCATTTCTTTCTTTGAGACTTTAAATACTCCAGCGTGGTAATTAGGTACGGTTGAAACAAGCAACATATTCATCTTCATATCTGGATTTTCCATTCCATATATTCTCTCTGCTGCTAACATTAATAACCAACCATACATTCCCATTTGTCGATAATAGTGATAGTTCTCCCAACTCTCCTCAAATCGAGTCAAATAATGACCAGTAGTTTTTAAGTCATTCAATGTGACTACATTATCATCAGGACAGATTGTGAAGTTATCTAACTTAGCCTTTAGCTTCAATGGCACAATCTCTCCTTCTACTTCTGCTTCCATATCTAATAATACACAAACCTCATTTAAGGACTTAGGTTCGGTCATTATATATTCTGGATGCAATAGCTTCTGAATGTCTGCATTATTCTTCACAGAATTTAGACAAGCATTTAATCGCTCTCTGGATTTGGGGTCAAGATAAACAGGAATTCTATCCTTATCAAAGTTGCTTCCCCATTCATAAGCTCTTCTTTGGGCATAATAATCTTCACACTTAATTCTAAGTGCTTCCATTTTTTCGTCCGTCATTTTACCTTTATAGTAATCGAGCTTATTAGATGCCTTTATTACATCATCTTTAGTCACAACAGATTTATCACAGAAGATTGGATACAATTCATCTGCCATTAAACCTGCTTTTGCTGTAGGTCTATCAACAGATTCTACCAATACAAATTCATTAGGTTGCAATACTAATTGATGGACTGCAGTACCAAATGCTAATGAATCAGAATATGTACTTTGGATTCCTTTGAAATATTTCTCTGGGGAACCATCTTGGTCTGGATTTATTAATTTCAATCGAGAATTACTAATGTAATCTCTATATCCAGAGCCAAAGTACTCTTCATCACTAATATCTAATACTTGCAATGTTTCTACAAGTGGGCGGAGTTTTATATCGTTATGATTCATTTACAACCAATTCGAGATTAAACACAACACATTCAGCAGGCTCGCCATCTTTTGAATCACCCCAAAAAATCATTTTTCCATTCTCATAGTCAATTTCAATGAGACTTATACGGCTTCCTTTCTTATACTTACCTATATCTTTTACAAGTGTACATGAGAAAAAAGCCACACATGCTGTACCCGTTTGGTCCCAATCATCCCATTTAAATAATTTCTTTTCCACTAATTGTAAGTTTTCATAAGGCAATAGGCATCCATTATTTCATCCTTACAAAGAGAAAATACTTTATACATAGGGAACTCTGCAGTTCTTTCTGTATGGAATAACAATGCGGGAACACCAGACTTGTGGCATTTCATAACATTACTAAGGGAATCATCAATAAACACATCAACCTTACCCTTAATCATGTCAGCTTTATTACCGTGCTGATAGACCATTTGATAGATTGGAGCTTTAGGGAATCCATTCAACTCCAACCATTTCTTAGTCCATTCCTTGTTATTCACTCTCTTTGTACAATAGAGTTCCGGCTGAAAATCTGGAAAGTTAATTACCTTCAAATTGAGCCAAAAATCTCTATCTTTAGATAGTACCTGTTGCACGTTTTTAGTAATCATGCTATCTTCGAGCATACGTGGGTTGTTTTTCGTATCGAAATACTCACAATATGCTCCCCAAAAGTCAGCCAGACAATCATCAATGTCTAGTCCGATTCTAAATCTTTTCTTCATTTGTTTTTATTAATGGTTTATAAACTATCAATATCGAGTAACTCACCTATGATTACATTATCGTCTTCGAGCATTTCATTAAACTCTCTCCAATCCTTAGGATATTCCATATCCCACATGTTAACATAGGTATCAATAACTTTATCCCGTGCTTCGCTGAGGCTTCTTGCGACTACTTTTTCAATCCAAGCAGACTCACCATTACACATAGGAATTACGTATGTATTCATAGACTTATATCGTCAAAAGCTTCAACAACGTCAATCATATCATCTGGAAGAACATCCCATATTTTATCAAACATTGGAGATGACATTTTCTTATAGTAAGGATATGCAATACTTCCAGCCATAGCTGCAATAGTATCACTATCACCACCCATAGAGATAGCAAGTTTAAGACAATCCTCATAATCCTCTGATTCTAAGAATGCCATTATAGCAATTGGAACACTCCCTTGACAAGTGGAATCAAATCTATAGTCAGGTCTGATTTCATCCAATGTCTTCTCCATATATTCCGGATAACAGGTTAGAACAGTATCTTTTATATACTGTTTAGAGTATTGTTTCCTCGCACAGTAAACGGCTACTGCAATAGCTTGTGCTCCTTTAACTCCCTCGAAGTCATTATGGGAACACTCAGCTGAAGCCTTTGCTAATCTTAAACATCCTTCCATAGTATGTGTATAAAGTCCGATAGGGCTTACACGCATAGCAGAACCGTTTCCATATGAACCGTAAGGTACTGGATTCTTAATCCATTCACGGAACATTTTGCCATATCCTCTATCTGGATATTTCTTACACCATTTTTGAAGATATTGTGCAAATTGTTTAGGAGTTGGATTCTCATAATGTAGCAGAGCATCAGCAATAGCAATGGTGCACACTGTATCGTCACTAAAAGTAGATTCGGCTCTAATCAGTCTAACTTCATCATACTCTTTCGTGCGACAGTGTGCACCTTCATAGTAAACACCACTGATGTCTCCACCAATGGCACCAAATAATTTATAGTTCATAGTTTTATACTTCAATTATTTTAATAGGATTCAAATTGAATGAACTGGGAGTTATTTGAATCTTATCTTTAGTAAGGATAACATTCTTACTAAGAGATTCAGGTGGATAGAGATGGGTTGGAATACTTGAAGTCTTTAAATACTTAGTAAAGTGTGCTCCAAAGGCTACATTAGTAATTCCAAGTTTCTGGATTTTATATTCCATGTACTTAAATACTCCATCACCAATTCCTTCCTTACTTCTACCACTTGGCATCAACGGAAGCAATACATGATACTTAATGTCGTCACCGTAGATTTGTTGTACTTCGATAAATTCATCCACTGAATCAAAATCAGATATAATGTGATGAATATTAACATTGGTGTCTCCGAACTCTATAAGGTTCTCAATAGCCTTAAATGCTTTGGGTCTAAGAGCTTTATTTCCAAGACTCACGGCAACACCACCTACAAACTGCTTAGTATACGCAAGAATCAGTCTAGACTGTAGAGTTAATTCAGATAAAACAATGCCATTAGTAGTATAATTAGGAACTACACCTGTATTGTACACTGTTCCTAAAAAATCACAGAAATCGGGATGGATTGTAGGTTCTCCCGTACTACCGATTGCAATCTGAAATGGCTTATCAGTATAGATAGTAGGAAAATTACTATCGAGGTCAGGACGTTTCTCAAAATAGAGATTCATCCATTTCTCCCATGTCTCACAGATGTCTGGATAGTTTACTCCTTTGTGTGAAGCACTTACATAGCAGAATGGGCATTCAGCATTACATAGAGTATTGATGCCTACATCATAGAATTCTGCTTTATCGGCAGGAAGTTCTCTTGCTACTCCACTACCTAAGCGAATTGTTTTCAAGTTAGCCCAAACGGCATTGTAATTATGGTCCGGGAATACTCTTTTCTTTATTCCCCAGCTTTTAAAATCTTTCATATTTTAATATTCAATTTCTACGTTATTTTCGCCAAAGTATTTATATAGTTCCCTAACAACATCTTCGTCCAAGTTGCATATTATTGGAAAGTCTACAACAATAAATCCCTTATAATTTTGTCTTATACTCCCATAATAGGTATCATCTTTCAAGTCGTAACCTAACTCTGTGAGTATGTTTTCCCAAATTTCGGTAAATGCGTACTCAGTTAAAGAGGTTTGTATGATGAAAGTTTCTGAACTTGAATTTGTTATAATATCACTTACTGATTGAGTGCGTATAGTTATTACCATGATTCTATAATTTCAAAGGTGTCTTGGATGAACTTAATTGTATGACGTCTTGAATGGTCAACATCAATTAGAATATACTGTTTACCTTCATCATCTTCCCACAGTTTAACTGTAAGTTCTCCTCCCATTCCAGAACTAAAGTCGTATTTTGGATTAGGACTTTCTCTGTCTTTATCCATTAAAGCGTCCACTTTAATCCAGTTAATATTACCATCCTTATCCTCATATTTCTCATAAGGAAACTCTGCTTTCTTGGCTTCTTCCAAGACAAGTCTTCTAACATCTTCTACAAAGTAACTACTAGCATCCAAGACGAATGTCTCAGAGCTAGAGTTAGTAATGATGTCAGAGATTGATTGTATCTCAATTTTAAATTTCATGATATATCTTCTATTACATATCCTTCATCGCCAATCCTGTCTTTAAGAATTGCTTCTACACCTTCTTTTAGGAAAGTTTCAAAGTCTTCAACTCCATAAGGAACATTGATATGTATTTGATAAGAGTATTCATCACCTTCTTCACTATCTACATCCCATACCGTAATTCCCATCTCTGAATCAGTAGACGGGAATAAGTTTTTCAGTATGTTGTAAATAATTTGATGATACTCTTCATCATTAGTCCCAATTCTTAGAAATGTTTCAGAAGAGGAATTAGTAATGATATCGGATACAGATTGAGTTTTAATAGTTAATTTCAGTCTCATTGTTAATGTCTAGATTCACGAGCTAAAGCACAATCTCTAGCATCTTCAAGAACCTCACAAGCATCAGAAAAATGGTCTTCTATATCTACAACATATAAGCCTTCAAGTTCACTCATACGTGGAAGAATGAATTCCGTAACATACTCCTTGTAAGTATCAGTATCCATAGCATATGGGTCTGTTTCTTCAAGTCCTAGATGTCTTTCGATAAGATTGATATCCCAATACATGCTTAGAAGGGTTTCCTCAGTAACAGGATATATGTCAACACATCCGTTAGTATTAGGTAAATCATCAAACTCTTTAGCAAATGATTCGTACATCAGAAATGTCTCTGATGACGAATTTGTGATAATATCGGAAATGCTTTGAATTGGTGTTAGTATTTTCATTTTCTTTTAGTTTTTATCCTGCACAATAGCCTGAGTCAAACAGGTCATTCAATGCATTAAGAGCTGCAGCTGCGGTCTTAGCATCCTCGCTAGTAAGTTCAATAGCGAGATATTCTCTAGCTGGGCAGCGTTCGTAATCGTAGTTATCCTCGTTTTTTCTTTCGGCAAACTTGTCGTAAGTTTCAAGTTCCGGATAGTATTCTTTTACAACATCGTAAAATTTATCGTATGCCCAATCAATTACTTTATCTTCTCCATCTACCCAGCAACGGAACTTATCTGTAACTAATTCTTTTAATTTACGAAAGGCACTAACTTCCATGATTTCATCATCAGCCATTTCGTTCATATATTCATAATATTCATCTCTCCATGTATCATCGTAGTATGTCTTATATACAAATAAGTCATCAAATGTTTTATCTGATTGTGCAACTTTAAGTACATTATCTACGATGTCACGAATCATGCTTTCTGCATGTCCGTCTAAAATCACAAATGTTTCAGTAGAACTGTTTGTAATTAAATCAACAAGTGATTGAATTTGTATTTTCATAATTCTGGTTGTGGTTCCTTAACACTACTATCGTCATCTATAAGTGTCTGTAAGTTCAGTATTTCGCGCTCATGATACCCAATTTCTTCGAGTAAATCATCAATAATATAACGATGTCCCTCTATTTGATTGAGTATAGATTCTTTTTGTTCTTCTGTCATAATAATAAAAAAGGCGACTATTGTTTAGTCGCCTTTATAAGTTCATAGAAATATTCTTTAGTCATGATAACATATTCTCCAATTGACCCCATATTTACCTCTTTATTCACTTGATAATTGTGAAATATTACTAAAGGTCTATCCTTACGAGGACAACTTGGAATAATGTCTTGGTACGAGGGTTTATTCTTTGTACACTTACATTGTACGTAGAACGGTAACGTGTTTGGAATTGTTTCTGCGATATCAATCTTATCAGCATCAAGGTTCTTAGATTCAGAACGAGAAGACTTAAGTCCCTCATATCCTAAAGCTATTAACTCCTTAATAATCTTCAATTCATAATTATTACCTTTCCTCTTCGCATACGCTCCGGTGTGTTTCTTCTTTGGTTTCTCTGTTTCTTCTGCCATAGTAATTTATTCCTTCCTGGATTAACTCCACTGTTTTTTTATGTCCATACTTTTTGTGAAAATCTGAGATATCTTTAGCACCATATCTACGTGGAATCATAAGACATAACAAGCCAGTATCTTTCCTAATCTTTTTCATATTAGAAACTCCGGCTAAGTCATTATCATATAAAACACAAATGTGCTCAAATCTACTTTTCAGTTCATCAAAAAGAGTTGGAGGAATAAACAAATTTTCAGAATTGGGTGCGATGGCTGGTATTCCACACGAGTAAAAAGTCATTACGTCTTTTAGAGACTTAGTAATAACCAACAATTTACCTTTCTTCGGTAGCTGGTCAAGTCCCTGTATCATTTTTGCAGACCAATTAGAAAGGAATCTGTACGACTTACGTTTAGGAAAATAAATTCTCCATAGTTCTAGTCCATCCTTTTTACCTTTATAATAACCATAAATGGGACTTTGCTCGCTGGAAGAAGCAAAATAGTTTCCATTTAAAAAAATGGAGTCACAAGAATATACTCTGAATTTCTTTAAGATTGGCAGAGTAATACCATACGAAGCCCACCACTCAAGCTCCTTTTGAGAGAAATCTTGCATCTTGATTTGGATACTGGCTGGACCATTATCCTCAAATTTCTCAGCACGTTCATTAATTTTACCCTTATTCTTTTTTAAATGAGGATTAGAAATTAAGCCAAAATCATTCGCAATTATTTTAAGAGCGGTATGATAATTACAGCTAAATTTCTTCATTACAACACTAATGAAGTTTCCGTAGAAATCTCCCTTAAAGTCTTTAAAAATGACATCTCCCGATTTGTTCACAAAGAATGAGCAAGTCGGGTGGTCATCAACTCGTAGAGGCGATTTAAATAATCCCTTCTTCACTGGAATACCCAGATAGTATTCCAAATATGTTTCTTGGGAGTATTTAGATAATAAATAGTCTTTTGTGATTGTAGGTTCAATCGTAAATTGCATATTAACATATTATTTCATTGAACCACAAAGATAACAGTTTCTAACCTTAATTCCAAATAACTCTTATATAAATCGGTACGAGCTACAAAAGATTAACTCTTACTGTAAAGAGTTGAAATCAATTTCGTCTACTGAAGTAGTATCAGTAGCAGCTTCTGCTTTAGCATCAGTTTTTTCAGTAGCATCTACATCAGTAGGTTTCTTTGCACTGATTTTCTTTTGCTGAGCAATATCATAATCGCTGAAGAATAGGTTCTCTCCAATAAAGTTATCAGATACCCACACTTCTCCTTGCTTATTAAGAGATAGGAAATAAGGTAAACATGGTCCAAAATTACCCTGTTTGTCTGTTTTACCAATTAACTTAAGATTGGTTTCGGTTCCAAACTTAGGTTTCATGACTTTGATGAATCCTTCACAGAGTTCACCGAATGATTTGAATGGAATCCCCTTCATTTTCTCAAATTCTTTAGGATTCAGCACAGTTCCGATTTGTGCAATTAAGGACATAGTTCTCTCGAAGCTACTCGGCATTTCTACCTCATGTCCTTCTTTATTCTGACGAGTAGGTCTCTTATTATCACCTTCTTTAGGGAAGAATACACTTTCTTCGTAATAGCCTTTATCGTTCTCAAATCTAATCTTCAAAATATCATAAACAGCGTCAGGGTCTTTCTTTCCCTTGATTTGTTCTACCTTTATATCTGCGAGCTTAACTCTATGAATTTCATAAGGTTTCAATCTTGGTAAAGATGTTGATACTGCGGGTGCTGCTGAAAGATTAAAATTTAGTTCCATATTGTAAAAAATTAATTAAATGTAAAGTCGAATTTTGTAATGGTATCTTCTTCTACTGAATCATCTGCAACCATATTAGCCAATTCAACATCCAATGGAATGTCTTCATTAGGCTCATTATCTATTTCACTTAAATCAATTTTTTCATCTGCAACTTCTGGCTCAGCTTGTGCTTTATCTCCTACTAAGAAGAACAATCCACCTCTATTAGGATGTGGAACTAGCTTAAACTGACTACCATAGGCACTAAGAGTTTCATTAGCTTTACCTCTACAACTTACTGTTAGAGATTGTGTAAGTTTGTTTCCTCCCTTAGTACCAAATACTTCATTAGAACCTATCACAGGCTTCAGAAGCTTTCCTTGTTTTTCATATTTAATGTCAATCCTATCATCAGGTTCAACACACAATGCTTCTGCTGCGGCATCGTTCAATATGTATTTATTATCTTCTAAAATAATTAAAGGCTCATTACTTTCCGGGAGCTTAGATTTAGACTTAGACTTCTTCGCAGTTGTCTCTTTTGCCGTCTTTGTAGCTCCTACTTTTTCATCGTTAATGATTTCTCTAGAGACTGGAGTATACTCACCTGTCTCTGGGTCGAAATCAAATACGAGTAACATTTTAATCCTCTCCATTGTATTCCTTAATACGTTTAATTACCATATTCAAATCATTATCTATAAGTAATTCATCAAACAATCCCATCGGTGACTTTGCTGTACAAGTACCATCTGAGTTAGTTTTGAATTTATAGCATGGTCTACTTTCTTCATCTTTATCTATCACAGTAAAGAATACATAAGTAAACAAACCTTCAAGAGTAATCACGCTATCAAGCATTTTACCTAAGGTTTTGATTTTGTAATATGGATTGATTTTATCTCCAGTATTTTCACTATGAGTAGAAACTATGATATACAAATCATCACGAAGATTCATTGCATTCTTCATTACAGAATAAGCATGTTGTGCCATTTCAGTAAATTTCTCATATCCCTTCTCTTTAGCTCTATCCATCGCTTCAAAAGCCATAAAGTACTGGAAGTCATCAATGATAACGTATTTAACCCAAGGCATCTTAGTATTAACAAGTTTCAACATAGTTGCAACATTATCAACACTGGTCGTAGTATAGAAGTTTCCTAATTCCTCTGGAGTTTTACCTGCAGTATTTAAAGCACGATATTTCTTCTTTGCTCCTGGGATTCCCGGTCTTTTTCCTGTTGTTGTGATAATAAAAGTTTCTTCTGGATTTAAATTTCTGATTGAAGTAGTCTTTCCAGAACCAGACTCTCCACAGATACAAATCATTTCTGCCATTATAATGTAAAGCTTAATTTTTGATTATTTTTTTCTGGCATCTTTTCTTCTGGTTTCTGTATCTCTTTATATTCTACTTTAACGTAGTCTGATGTTGCGTATAATTCATAGTCATATATTTCATTAGCTTTGGGTAATTCTTTCCAAAGCCCGCATTTACCATAGAAAGTAGTTCCTACTTCTACGTCCGATTCGCCATATCTATTCTTCAAAACAGTTATGCTTCGGAATCTAGCTTGCAACATCTTTATATCGTATCCCTTATAGGAGTTCAATCGTTCTCTATACGGATTGAATATCGATATAATAATTTCAGCATCTTGAGCTGGAGAACCACTATCCTTAATATCAGAGATTTGCATATTATCAAACCCTGCTTTCCTTCTGTCCATTGTAGTAGAATCTCTATTCGCTTGCATAATCACTAGCGGACTGATTCTACATCTATTTCTCAAGGTTACTAAATAGGATGAAATTAAATCCATTTCCTCTTTTAGGCTTCGACCTTGAGATTTACGAACTAGACTCAAGTGGTCAATAACCACTAAATGAATGAGGTCTTCATTGTCTTCCTCATAAATGGTTCTCGTGTCAGTCTCAACAAATCTACCCCTAGTTTCTAATTCCTTCATTAAAGAGGAATATAGAATTTCAGCGTTTAATGCTTTGTCATGAACTGTAATTATTTTCTCAACATCATGTAGCCAGGGAAGTGAAGCTAAGACTAACTGATAATGTTCATCAGATAACCTATAATTCTTCTCTTTAGAAAGTAGTTCTTTGGTGGACAATTCAACTCCATATTTCTCGAATATGTGCATACATAATAATTTGGCGAATAGTAGTTCACTACTCATTTCCAAACTATAATATGTAACTCTGAATTTACCGTCATATAAGTGTTCAGTCAATGGTCTATATATGTAAGAATATAAAGCCAATGAAGTCTTACCAGAGCCAGTTCCACTAAATAATAAAGTGTAAGTACTCTTAGTCACACCATCAATAATACTCTCCAGTTTGGGCATTCCCATGTTCAAACCCCAGTTCTTTCCATCTCTACCTAATGTAATTTGATGTACTAAAGAATTTGTAATCATAAACTGCGAATAGCGTCATAGTTAATAGTTCCGGAATCTCCGTTTTTCAATCTTTCGATTTCTTCCCATTTCCTTGACATTACAAATTCTACGATAGAGAAATTTATAAAGTTAGTATTGTCTATTGCCCATTTTAGTAATTCTAATATGTGTTGGTGTTTTTCCTGTTTATAACGGATTGCCTTACCATAAGCAGAGAAGAATTCTTCAATTCCGTTATACTTCTTTGCAACATTCTTTAATGAATATGTAACTCCACCGATAATCACGTTATCCGGATATGCTTGCCATAATTCTTCCCCTAACTCATAGGAACTTCTAAAACAAGTATTTAGAAATGCTTTATTGAACTCCACATTTTCTGGAATAAACTTTTCTCCCTTTGCAGGGATTTTATAGGATTTAAGTATAATCCCTTTTTCTTGTAAACTTACAAGGGATTCTCTAACATCTCCTCGCATCTCTGTGGGGATTGCTAGGAATCTAAAAATATATTCAGGGAAGTATTCTTCATTCGCAATAAATAGCAGTTTTATTAAAAACCATTCATTTGGAGAAATCTGATACTTCTCTAAAATCGCTAGTTCGTTGTCTATTGTTAAACTTAACTTTTCCAAACAGTTAAAAATTAAATAAGTAAATTATTAATCTCTAACTGTAATCACTTTAGTCTCCTTTCGGAGCGTTATCAATTACATAGGGTTGTAAAAACTCTTCATTGAGTTCTTTGCCTCTTTCGGTGAGGGCTTTAAGGTTGTATACTTTCCCATTCTCCGCTTCTAAAGTATCTGGAAGGTCATCGTCATACGGATTAATTCCAGATGCTTCCATAATGCGTGAAAGTAGGAGTAATTCTATTTGTCTCTCTAATGTCATTTTCGAAATTGGATTACAAAGATACTAAATTTATTTCATATTTCCAAGCACAAACAAGATTTAGGCATTTTTAACCTAAACTATTTGGTTGGGCCTTCCCAGTCTTTAAGGAAAGCAATGAGTGCATCTCCTGCTTCTGCCGGAGAATTAAACCCTTCTTTCCAAAAAGATTGATATCCACAGTTTACATACCATCCCCATACCAATTTAGAATCTTCAAAAGATGGTTCTATGGTTACGTCATATGTGTCTATTATGTCTTCTAATGTCATGTTGTTCATTGCCTAAACATAAACCTCATAGGTTTGGTTTTTACTTCTTCAAAAGGTTCTTTTCTTAGTACATGCATAAGTTGTTCTTCATCGAGTGTTACATATTTCTTATTCGCATGAGACTTATTGAACCACTCTTCTTCGACTGTTCCTCTTATCACTAAGGTGAATATCTCTGCACGTTTATTGGGAGCGAACCTTATAATTCTTCCAGTCCTCTGAATTAATTTAGTAGGACTAGAATCCATTCCCAGAATTACTGCTACTGATAATCCAGGAACGTCCATTCCTTCGTCTGCTTTCTTTACTGTATTTAATACACCAGAGGATTGCAAACTAAATTCCTCTAGTGTAATCCTGCTTTTCTTTTTAGAATCTTTTCCAGTATATACAGACCCTCTCTTTATTTTCTCAGCAACCTCTGTTGTGGCAGAGAAAGTAACTATCTTACAATCCTTTCTATGGTCACATATAAGTTGAGTGAGTCTTATTTTATCTGGATGATTATAAATGAATTTTTTTCTTTGTTGCATGGTTTTCATTAACCCTACAGCATGAAATGTAATGTCCTTAAGAATCTCAGACTTGATGCTTCCTTCCTTTACATTGTCTCTTTCACAAAGTAAATCTCTATATGCTAGCCTATGTCTATAACCATCTTCCCCAACCATTTTCATAGCTAAGTCAAAATTATATCCAAAATAAGCAAAATGTTCAGAAAATCCTTTATTATATATTAAATACTCACTAATGTCAGCATCAATATATACTTTATATTCAACATAATCAGAAACCCATCCATTTTGAAGAGCTTCTTCGAGAGATATTGTGTCTATGACAGGACAATATTTCTCAATGATTGTATGTCTACCATCAAGTCTTTCAAGCGTTGCAGTTAGTCCCAATATCAATCGGTACTTAACCTTTTTAAATACATCACTGAATGTATCCGCAGCCATCCTATGAATTTCATCAATTATAAGAATATCACATGTCCATTCATGCTTAACAACTGTGTTGATTACAACTACTTCTGCATTCATAAAGATTCCATGCTTAGTTAGTTCCATTATCCATTGCTCTTTAAGCAAGTCTGTAGGAACAACAACTAATATTCTAAATTGAGGATATTTGGCTAGCACACTTTTTGCACATTTAATTGCAGTGAAGGTTTTACCAACACCTGTACCGTATTCTAAAGTACCTCTACATTTACTTTTAATCCATTTAATTCTACCTTCTTCCTGTCTTTCATCACGAGTTGGCGGTGTAAATAAATCCAAATTAGATAATAGATACTAGTACTACATAATTATCTACAGGAATAGCAGTCAGTTTTCCTAGTTCGAGATATAAATATAACGCGGACTTTAAAAGGAAAAACTTTATATTAAAGAGTGTAGCCATGATATTCAGCAACCTTCTCGATTTGCCCCATTCTTGTCTCCCACTGCTCAATATGATACTTCACTTCTTCTTCAAGTAAGAATAATACTTTATCTCTAAGAGTAGTCAGCTGTTCGGTTGTTAAATCGAAATACTTCTTACTCTTAAGATTAATCATTGCTCTTAATTGAGCATATGTAAGTCCCCTCGAATTTACATATAATTTTGCAGTGGTCTTGAGATTCAAACGTTCTCTTACTACCTCTAATCTATCCCTCGTTTGCCCGTTTTCATCCTTCTCCAACAGGTCTTTCATTTCTTGTGGAGTAAACCACAGCCCTTGCTTCAAAATGAATGTCAGGGTTATATGTTGTTTGTTAAATTTTCCAAGTGCATCTAAGCACCCATCCATTACTAGTTCCACAGGAATGTTTGCGAACTCAGAAGGAATCCCATTAGTAAGACTAGAGATTGGACATACTTTTAGTTTGTCTCTGGTCAATTGGTCTTTATTAAGCTCAATTACCTGACTCAAGTCATTTCTATATAAGAATCGTGGATAGGGAGCTCTATCCTCTGAACCCTTCTCAAGATATCTCAAATATAATTCAGTGTTACATTTGGCTCTTTGTTCTTTAATAATATCCAGCAAAGTATATCTTCCCGGATGTGTTTTATCCATACTATACAACATAGATTTACAGTGTTGATAGAAGCTTCTCAGCTGTTGTTCCGTACAGTCAATAAGACGATACTCTGCTTGAACTTTTTCTCCATCAACTTCTTCTCTCGCACCTTTCCAGATGAATGATTTAATATTATTTTCCTTTGCTGCCTGTGCTTCTTCTAGCGCTTTTTTAACTATCATAACTTTTATAAACTTTTACTATCCTTAAATTTTCATCATCTATTGTTCTAAAAGTTATCTCTTGTGCTCTTGGCTTTATAGATACATGGTATACTCTTGTTCCTTAGGTTTAGGTATAAACTTAATAAACTGTATATTATTATAATTATATGGAATCATTTTACTCCCGTCATACCACTTATCTATTCCTGCCCTAATCTCTCTGTACTCTAGAAAGCCTATTTCTCCCAGACGTATCGGTCGATGTTCCCAATTAGGGAACTGAGTACACATTAGATACTCTTTGCTTTCTATATCCTGAAATACGTAAGTAACATATTGTTCTGGGTCTGTGCTACTCGCTACAAGTTTCGCCAGAATCGTTATCATCGATTACATAGTCTCGAATAAGGTCTTCCTCATCTAAACTATCATCCTCGTCGGTAGGAATGGCACAATACTCTGCCCAATCATCTATATACCCATTATAGATTTCAGTCGCAATGTCTTCCATTTCTTCCTCGGTATATTCTGGATTTTCACCGAGAGCTTCATCCATTGCATCCTCGAAAGTATTAACACCCTCATATGTTCCCGCATATGATTCATACTCTTCTTTAGCTGCATACCATGCTTCATTATCAGCTTCCTCCTGTGATTCAAATAGGCTTGTATACATATACTGCATACCTCCAAAGCTCCCACCTAATCCAGCATAGATGTTATACTCACGTAATTTACTTCTGTCAATTTCTTTTGCTTTTACTGCCATTGTACTTCCCTTTCGCTAATTTCAATTCCCAAATCTTTACACTTATTATATTGAGCTTGTGATATTCTACCTCTATATCCGGGCACTCCATACATTACTCTAATCCAACCAGCCGCTTCTAACTGACTTGTTGTTTTCTTAAAGTAATAATACGCAACATCATCGTGGTTCATCCAATCACAGGGATAAACATGACCATCGCGGTCCATCCAACCGTTGTTTTTCCATTCTTTACCTATAGGGTCAAGATATGTACCTTTATAATCAAGGTCTTCAAAACTATCTGCTTCGGCTTCCTCGAGTATATCAAAGCAACTTACAGGACATCTACCAAGACCTCCAGTGTAACACAAAACGTCATCACCATCCCTGTAGTCTTCGATGTCTTCATCACGTATTTGTCTCCAACCTACCCCATATTCAAGAGGTCTGCCTTTTTCTATTATTTTTATAAACAAGCCCATACAATCATCAACATTAAATAATACAAATACGTTTTCATTTCTTAAATAACCAGTATAGAAGTTTATCTTCTTCCCAACCCTCCCATTCAAATTCTATAAAGCTTATTGCTGTTACTAAGGTAATCGCAATAACTATATTGAGAAGTGGAATTAAACATACAGCATAAAGTAATATTTTTATAATGTTAGGAACTTTTATTTTTATTCTGTCCAAATCACTATAGGCATACTTGTTTGCTATCCTTATCCACCAAGATACTATCAGGACGGATATAACTATTGTTAATAATGTTATCATTTTATTTATCTTTATAATCTACACAACCATATTTTGCAAAGTCGCAAATCTTTTTTTCAATCCCGATAAAACAAGGATATTTAATGCACTCTTTACATGTGCGTTCCGGATGTTTGTATTTTACTCCATCCTTATCCTTATCTATTGCCTGCTTTTTTGCCACTAGTTTTAGGTTTATAGGTTTTACAATATTCTACAGCTGCATCAAATGCTTCTCTGTATTCTTTATATCCAGCTCTAGGAAGCCCATTATTGGAATCAACCCAATCAGCCTTAGTAGAACTACCTATATAAACACCGGCAGTCCATAACCATTCACCCTTATTCTGTTGCGGTAATATACAGATTCGGAATCCTTTTTTCTCCAGTTCTTCTATAATATCAATCACTGCACAACCATGCTGAAAATATTGCCCATGCAAGCAAGAGCAAAATCATAATTACAACATCTTTAACAAGTGATGATATTACAATAGCTCCTGCAGCTAAAGTTACCCAATTTTTAAAGTCTCTCATTTAACAAATAGGATTGCAAATAGCCCAGCAGCTACAGTAAATCCACCTATTGTTAATCCTCGGAGTTTCTTTACTTTCTTTTCCTTCTTAGTAAGTTGTATATTTAGAGAATTAATAACTTGGTCATTAATCTCTGCTTGTAACATACACCTATTAAGTTGGCTTGAACGGAGAGAATCTACAACTGCAAAATTGCGGTTAATAGTTTCTAAAGAATTAACTTGCTTTATTAACAAGTCTACTTCCGTAGATAACTTTCTATGTTCCAGAAAGATTAGGTTAGTGTGCTTTAGCTGTTGGGGAGTTATCACTATCAAAGAATCTTCCGTAACTTTCGGATAGGTAGTCTGAGAAAAACTTGACATCGTCCCCAATAGGCTGATTAGTAATATCAATATAATCTGCTTCATATTTTTCACGAATTTTTATGATTTTAACTTTAGTAGTATCAATGGCGTTGTATAAGCTATCATTGACCTTGCTAATACTATCAATGTGACTATTTAAAGAGTCGATGCTATGCACCAACTCTTTATAATCATCACTTGGAGATGTTGGAAGTTTACTCCTGTACGTCCTATCCATTATAGTCATTGTGCCCGCAATACAGACCAATGCTATTAATAAATAGAGAGTCCAGTGGTCTTTCATTCCTTACCTCTTTGTTGCTTCATTATGTCGTAAATCACGCATTCGCCCAACTTACGGATTTCTTCTTCTGGTGCAGTAAGAAGATAATCATGAACTTGTTTAGCCATAGGACTTAACTCGTTGCGGAGCTTTTCCATTTCAAGGTCTAAGAAGTATTCTTCCTTGTCCTTATTGTAAGCAGCAAGGTATTTACCGGGATTCTTTTCGAAGAATTCTGCTTCTTGTTTCAGGACTGCTTCGACCACAGGTTGATTGATAACACCCAATGTGTCAGCACGAAGAACAGTGAAAGGATTTTCCATAGCCTTTCTTTCAGCTTCTGCCATACCAATACCACGAGAGTATTCGTCACCTTCGCGACGCACTGCAATACCAAGACGAAGTTGTTTTACTTCTGCATCGCCTGCAGATTCATCGTTTTCATCAATCAGACAGCTTACAGCAGCGATTGTATATTCACGTTCTCCACCTTTAAAGTCAACAAATATTCCTTCGTAAAATTCAGTTCTCTTTTTCATATTCTTTAATTTTTAAAATGTTGTTTATTAATCGTCATCATCGTCATTTGGATTTCTTCCTGGATAATCCAGATAGAAGCTGAGGATAGTATCCTGTTTAGTTTGCCAGTCAGTATCTTCTCTTGCCATTTCAGCAATAGTACGACTGATAGATTCTTCCTCAATCTGTTCGAGAACAAGTTTACCATGTTCATCGTCATTTCCTTTCAACCAAGCTTCTGTAGCCCAATCTCCTTCTGCAATAGCTTCTTTTACAATCTTATTGATTGATTCTGTTGTTTCGATTTCTCTATCAACAGTAGCTTCGAAGGGATAAATTCGATTAGGAATATCTACATTGATAGCTTCAATTCTCGGATATTGAAATTCAGCATCGTTATAGTTAAGATACCAAAGAATCCAGTTGTGATGATTATCTTCTTCGTCTGCCCGCATAATGAAATATTCTTCCAATTTAGGCAGTCCTTGACAACTAAAGTAGTTAGCAAAGGTTCTATAAAGATTGTGGTTACTAAGTTCTGCACCCAGTTGCTTAACCAACATCTCAATCATAACTTTACTAAGAGTACAAACTCTTCTACTTTTGTCAATAGTTTGTTCAGTCTTTTGCATAGTAGGTGCTACACTACTATTTTTTACGACTGGGTTTTCGCTTTCGTTTTCCTTCATTTTTATCGACTAATTTAAAACCATTACTCTCAATGTATGACATAGGAGCACCTACCCACGTTACACTTTTCATGTAAACATGGTCTCGACCTTTTTTCTTGTCGACTTTGCACTCCTTGAATTTGCCAATTGGCTTATCAGTTGAGTAGTACTGAGAGTCTATACATTCAGCTCTATCTTTATAAATCCTATATAGAGTTACTTCATAGATAAAGTTGTCTGTAACTACTAACTCAACGTCCCCAGAACGGTAACTGGGTTCCTGTATACGTTTTGCCATTCCAAGCGTATTTTACTAAGTGGTCTTTATACTTTGCAATGATTTTCGGAATATCCGATTGTCCACATTTAATGGACAGAGTTGACTTTGGCTTAGCCTCATTCAACTGGATAATCAACTTACCATATACTGGAATAGCTTTTTTCTTTCCAGCCCAACGAGTTAGGAATTTACTCCTATCACGAGCTTTTTCTCTCTTCAGAATAAATTTCTCTGAAGAAGATTTTGTCCAAACAGACGGGTCTCTCGGAATACGTGGTGGAACACGGATACCAAGTGCTACCATTTGCGCATCATTCTGCACGTCCACTCTCAACTCTTCTTCGTTCTTTACTTGTTTTACCACTTTCTTAGTTTTTTCAATCTTTTTCATACGTTTTATTTATTTGAATTGTTGATTTGAATTAATGATATACCACCTTGATAGCCATTACTTGCTACCATATATTCCTGTCCTTTATAAGAGAACACATATACGCTTCCTTTACCATGAGTACTAAAAGAATATATTCGTTCACCTGGACCATAACTCCTGTTACCAGCCGGAGTTCCACTGCAACCTACCATGAGAGCTACTACCATGATAAGTCCAATAAGTAAAGTTTTCACTTAAATTTCTTTATAGAAAAGTTTGAGCATGTAACTGTATGCTGATAGTTCCTTTGCTGCACCTTCTTCATCGTCTAATAATAGATGTATATAAAGTATTAGAGCTGCAATGTTAGCAATAGGAACAATCGAAATGCCCACAGCAATAATAAGATGACCTAAATAAACCTTCTCTCCCTCACTTTTAATTACCTTAAAAGTTGCTTGAATACCATCCACTACTACTAGTAATGGTAGTATGTAGCCTATTAATACTAACCAGAACATTAGTGTAGAGTTTTACAAATATTGCACCTGTAAATTTTATTCTCTACATCAAACAAAGAGTGATTTGTCTGGGTTTTGCACCGTGGACAATAAGCAATTTTCACCGAAGCAAATACTACCTTTTTCTTTGCTTTCTTTTCGCTGTTTTTTGATTCTTCTTTCTTCATATTTCTTAAATGTTTTAACTACTAATTGTTCTACGACTTTGTTATGTCTAGTTTTGTAACAATTATTCCAACTACCTACTTTGTAAAGCCATTCAATTTCCTCAGGTTTTACACAGCCAACAATAAGATAATCGTAATAATTGTGACAACCCTCATTATTTACTATAACTCCGTCAATTTGTAAAGTATAATGGCAACAAGAAGATAGAGTATTTCCATTACAACATTCTTGTTTATTGCGAATGGAATTACGGACATCAAGCTTCTTTAGTCTTTTAAATCCGGATTGGTCATCTTCTATAACCAGTTTGTAGCGAACTCCAATTTTCTCAAGTTCTCTAGCTAATAGATATGCAAAATAGCAACAACCGCCCCAATTTATGTTATACTTATCGTGGCAGTAAGCTGATAATTTCTCAATTTCATCAATTAGTTCCTCGTACATGTTCTAAAAGTTCTTTTCTCATCTGTTTTACTTCGTCAAGATATTGTCTCATAGTTTTTGCACCATCAGGGTCTTTCTTAACAACCCTGTAATGGGCAATCCTGTCAATGGCACTCTCCAATGGGAGCCCATATAACGGGTCTTTAAATTCTTCCCTCGGTTCTCCTCCTTTGGGCTTTACTGTGTGTAACAGATAAAGGTCAAATTTGTTAGAACTATCATTAATGGGAACCAGTTTGAAGTCTTTCTCTTCTATCGTCATAATCCTTCTGGGTTAACATTGGGAACAGGCACGTATTCTTCAACTTTATAAACGGAGTTTTTAGTATATACCAAGTCTCCTTCGATTTTATCTATTCTCGAAGTATGGAAATAATCCCATATTCCTCTCGGACCTGTCATTTCTAACACTCCTCCGATTTCAACATTACGAAGAGTCCCTACATGAGTAAATCCTTCTTCAATACCATTAGGATGTCCATCTTTATAACGAACAGATTCTAACTTAGTAATTTTAATTGTTTTTCCAATAAGCTCTTTCATATTAAAATGGATATAATAAACCTTGTTTAACTAATTGAGTTTCAATCATATCTCCAGTTAGTTTGGAGTCAAAATCGGTGTACTTTTCCAAGTAAGAGTTCAGTTCATTAGCAAGGTTTATAGGACTGACTATCCTACAAAAGTTCGGATTCTTAACAGCACCTGTTATTGCCTTAATCTCCAATTTGCGGTTGTCATAATAATATTTAATCCTAACTTTAATGACGTCAGTAAGGACTTTGTACTTTAACACAATGTGCATATATTGTCCTTCCTTAGAATCGGGCAACGCAATACACTTCTTAATTCGTTTCTTTGTCATAATTAAGTCAAAAAAAAATAAGCCCAATCCACATAGCAAGTGTACATGGATTGGGCTTTTAAGATTTATTTATTTGTTATTTTTAGCATTATTTGGATTTGTTCAGTTTGTCGGCGATATCCATTACCATCTTCAAACCTACTGCATCCATTGCGTTTCCTCCGTTGCTGCCACCCATCATGACATCCGGAACCCATTTAACCTCTGATTTAGATAATGCTTCTGCTACACCAACAGTTGTCTTATAGTCCCATTCAGCTTTCTCCTGTGGAGTTAAACCTGCTTGAACTTTAAGCTTATTAGCTTCTGCTTCTGCTCTACCTTCAGCGATAATTTTCTTAGCTTTCTCATTAGCTTCCTTAGCTTGTAATTCTGCCACTTCAAATGCCTGCTGTGCTTTAGTTACTTCAACAGCTTTAACTTTCTCCTGCTCCCACTTAGCTTGTGCTGCAGATGCCTTACCCTCTTCTTCAATCTGAATTGTTTTCTGAACAGCCTCCAATGCTTTAGCTTTTGCAGTTACAATACTCATATCTGCTTCTCTTTGTTTAGAAATTTGAGCAAGAGTTGCTGATTCATATTCCAAATCATTAATTGATAATTGAGAAACTCTCAAACCATAGAAAGCAAACGGAGATTCTTCCTGACGTTTTACTCCATTAGGAGCCAGACTATCAGTAATAGCTTCTGCTACTTTCTGTAATTGTCTCTCATTAGTAAGTGGATTAATAGTTTCGATTGTTTTTACACGAGTTTTATACACACCATAGTTCAACTGGTCTGTAATCAATGCAATCAAATCGGTTCTCTTTTCACTTACTGATTCCAGTGAAGACATTAATGGACCACATGATATAACTACTTTACCAAGAGTCGGCTTAACCAAGTCTTTAATAAGTCTTTCTTGCGAACCATAGTGGGTCTGAATACGTTCCAGATACTTCTGTTCTAGCGGCATTTCTACCCGAACTGAACCAAGAACGAAGCCTTTACCCTTATCATTGTAAGTAATTGCCATAGCCGGATTCTCCAAACTATTGTCTACAAATACATTACCTTTGTCATCTTTCTTGACTTCATTGAACCAAATCTGGTTGGTCTTGTTGTAAACACTTACGTTACCGAACTTCTGCCATTGGAAACCACCATTGGTCCAATATTCATACGTACCGGTAATAGGAATCTGGTTGATACCAATCTTACTCTTGTCCATGTCTTCCGCAATCATCGGGAAACAAGCAATTAACACTACGGCAATAATGCCAACAATAACACCTAAAAGTTTAAATCTTTTCATTTTTTAAATATTTAAAAATTAATAGAAATCTTATTTGTAACTCTCTGGATTAGTAACCCAGTAATAGAAAGGAATCAAACAGCGAGTAACTGTTATCTTTCTGTTCGTAAACTTAATAACTCCAAACAATTGGAGTACAAGCATACTGTAATATATTGCCAATAGCAACATAATTACGAGACTAATTATTCTGAATGCTATCATTGTGGTTTTTGTGATTATGTTCCGGAATTCCTTCCAAATAATAATTAATAGCCCTTACTGCATTATCCGGCAATTTCTTCACTTCCTCACTGTTTGTTACATATTCAAGAGTTTTGCCTATGCCCAACAGCATGTAACAATCGGGAGTCTTAGGAGTAATCACTCCGATGAAAATAGACATAATTGATAATACAAACCATCTTTTCTTAGGTTGTGGATTATCATACTCACATTCCGACCTAATTCCCCATGTTATTCCATAAGCCATCGCGCCGACTGTACCAGCAATAAGTAACATATTATGAACACTTGTTGCGATGCTACATAACCATAAAATAAAATATTCCATTTATTCTGTTTTATTTAAAGTTTTTACAATCCAATTACCGAAATCGTCTTGAATCTTTGCAGCTTTATCTGCGGGAAGATTCAATCCTCCTACACCAATCAGATAACCCCAACCACGAACCAACATGATTTTGAACCATTTATCCTCTTTCTTAATAGAGATGTATCCTTTCTCATATTTTAAAGGATGCTCTATTTTCTGGTCACTATCTCCATTAAGAATACTAATTATTTTATTCTGTGATTCTTCTGCAACGTGCACTATGTCCTCGTCTTCATCCCTGTATCTACGAAGAAAGTCAAATGCCATGTGTCTATTTGCATCGAATACTTTGTCCATACCTTCATGTTTAAACAAAGGTAATTTGTAAACTTCTTTAAAATCCATATCTATGTTTTAGTTAATACTGTTAATCCCTGCTCAATAGACTTGATAAGGGCTTCTCTATATTCATTGAATCCAAACGGAGAGAATATTCTTTCATAACAAGGCTTTCCCACCGTTGATTTTTCATGGTTTAACACAAACGTTTCGGCAGTAAAGTAGCCAGTACTCTGCCTAATCCCTACAGATGCGAAGACATTATAATCAATCAGTAATTGCTGAACGCCTACAATCTGGTTAAGTGACAAAGTAGATTTGTTCGTCTCAAATAAGCGCTTCAAATCTTCAATTTCTTCAATTTCCTCCTGTGTCTTCATAATGCTTGATTAACTTATTAAACGCTTTGATTCTGGCATCATGACCTTCCTTGCTGTCTGGAACCCACCAAAAGGCTTTACCGTACCTGTCTTTAGGCGCTTCTAGGAACTCCCTATTAAATTCAGGAAACATAGCAACTACATCACGTTCATCATACTTATTAATACCACGTTCAGTACCAGCCATAGCATGTTCAATGCAAAAACACATTCCCCAATACTCTGAATGTTCTACAAACAGCTGTTTAGCGCGTTTAAGAATTTCTAATTTTTCTGAATTTTCCATATTAAATAGTTTTTGCGTTCTCTACAGCACTTTCAAGTTGGCACTTACTTGTGTAGTAACTCGTAACAACCCAACCTTCTTCAGTTTCATGTCCTATAACGGAACCATAGAAATAATCACTCTTATTAACCTCATTATATACATGAACTGCTTCTTTTTCACTGTTCGCTTCAACTATACAATAAGGTTCAACAATCCTCATTTCAGGGTCTTCCATAAGACCTCCGATTAAAGTTCCTACTACATACTTCATGTTACAATAATTTTATCAGTGTCTTTTAAAGGTTCAGCTGGAGTATTATATCCATGTAGTTTACCACATCGAACACACCATACTACTCCGTAAGAGTTTTCTCTCGGTTTGCATTTACCTTTAGCACAGAATTTAACAATCTTTTGATAATTCTCTTTATCCATAGCCATATACAAAAAATCCCCAGACCTGTAAAGTCTGAGGATTCTATTATTAAATAAGTACCCCGTACTGGATTCAAACCAGTGACCCGCACATTAGAAGTGTGCTGCTCTATTCAACTGAGCTAACGGGGCAGGTGATGCTTTACTAACGAAGAGCATCAAACTCGGCAATCCTGTCTTATATACCGCGTGAGCTGGCGGTCCTTACCCTAAAGTTTGTAAATACAGGGACGATAGGGGATTACAGTTCTTTTTTAAAGTGCAGTATGCCGGAATATATCCGACAAGTGCACTGTATGTACTCCTAACAGCACTCCTATGGAATTACCCAATGGTCTGTCACCTAAATAAGGTTCAAGGGCTCTGGTTTGAGTACGGTAATATAGCCCTTTGTTAAAAAGTAAAGAGTGTGTTGTTACACCAAATGCTCTAGCTGGGATTACCCTTATCTCGCTTTATCTTCTTCCGTTAGGTAGTTTCATGGAAGACCTTAATTACGACATTATTTCATTTTTGATTCGGGTCTATCAGCAAGGATTTCTACCCTAATTACGTCCTATGAGACAACCTACTCGCAACTCTTTAAATGGTGGCTACTTCCAAGCCTACATTCTCTTTACTATATAATATTCAAGGGAGCAACCGTTCTCCCTTATGTCCGGTTTGTGCTCTACAGAGCATACAAGGTTTCGATATTATCGCAGAGGCCGGCTTCCCTTACTCCGAACGGCTTTGTATTTCATTTAGTTCTTCTGGACCAAGGTAATAAAAACGACCAGTTTTGTCTGCTTTCATATACAGAATATCGTCGTCATCTAGATATTCCCAGCCATAACCATAGTCCTCCATTAACTCAACTATAATGTCATCACAGTTATATCCTACAACTCTAACTTTATAGTCTTCATACATAAAGACCTTTCCAAGATTGTCTCGGACGAATTCAATGAGCGGAAAGTTTCTTTTAACTTCATTATATAAATTCTCCGGAACCATATAAGCCGAATCAGGGCACTCATGCCCTTCAATTGCTTGACAAAAGATACACTCACCCCAACGAGGGTGTTCCATGAAATCTTGGATTTCGGGGAACGTGACCATTACATACTTTTCCATATTATCCTTTTTTGATTGAACCTGGCTTTTTATTTGCAGCTTGGTAATCCTTACCTTGTCTCTCCCACCAATCTTGTCTCGCTTTGAGTCTTGCTAATTTCTTCTTGTATTTCATATTTTATAAATTAAAAAGTTTCTTCAATCCATGTCCTTATACTAATAGCTCCAAAGGGTTTGTATTTCCTTATTAAATAAAGACTATACATAATGTTTACTACCGGAGTTATTACAAGAAATACCGATAGAGGATTTATCCCAATTACCTTATCAATGTGTTCTATTACAAATAGAAATAGAAACAACGATGCAACGTAAAACAACATACACAATAATACTGTTCCCATAATCTCTTTCTTTAGTTTGTTGGGCTATCAGGATTCGAACCTGAACTACAACAGTCAAAGTGTTGTGTGCTAACCATTACACTATAGCCCAAACTTGTTAATTCATTAAAATAAGTATTTCTGCTTCAAAACGAATACCTTCTTCCAGAGCTTCCTCAAAGGATTTAAACATAAAGGGAGAATGTCTATCTACTACACCTAGATAGAAATTAGTTGCAGATATTCTCCATTTTTTCCCATCGAGAGATACTTCTGGTTCAAGACTAATCGAATGATTTTCTCTAAACCATTCCTGTACTTCAACCAATTTAGGAGCAGCATATATTCCCTCAGGAAGGAAAGCATTATTGTGACCATAATCATAACAATCAAGGTCGATAGTATCATTTTTAGATGTATATGCAAACTCGCACCATCTTGTAAATCCCTTTTCTTTTAGTAGCTTTGCTACTTCATAAGAAACATATTTGTTACCTAGCATATTAACTTATAAATTCTTGACTTGCCTCAACTGCTAACTCGTCAGCTCTTGCGTTCCATTCATCTTCGAAATGACCTTTAACCCATTCAATATGAACTTCTCCTAATAGAGCTCTCTTTTCGTTGAACACTTTATCAAGTTCTTGTAAAACATCTCGATTTTTATTTCTCTTATATTTAAGGTGTCCTATATGAGAAGCACCTATGGCGTACATAGAATCGCTGATAATTGTCAAATGGTCAATTGGATATTGAATACATTTTAAACCAAGAATAATAGCTTTTAACTCCATTCTATTATTGGTTGTATTTTTATATCCTTTAGATGTTTCACCAATTTTAACTAGCTTTCCATCTACTTCCTTAACAAATACAATCCCTATTCCACCTTGTCCTCTGGCACTACTATAAGCACCGTCTGTGTATATTCTATATTTCTCCATTCTCTTTTTCCTCTTCTTGTAAAGCTTTCTCTATCAATCTTGCAGCTCTCAATCCTAAAACAGTAGCAATCTCAAGTAAATCACTGTGGTCTACTACCATCTTTTCTAGTATGTAAGAATCAAGATTGACTAGGCTTACTGAACTTCCATGCTTTTTAAGGTAATCAGTATTCCAAAAGTTCATTTGAGGTCTGTGCTTACGAACATGCCATTTAATTCCCATAACTTGTTCTTCTGGAGAAGTTATTTTAAATCCATCTTCCTCTAAGTCTTTACAAACTGCAGGAAGAAGATATCCAAAATAATAAGCTCTAACAACATCTCCATCAACAAAGTCTGGATAACTTTTATCATTTGCATACATTTCTTCTGCAAACTTTACTTTAAATTCTTCCGATACTTTGAGTAACATTGTTTAATGTTTAAATTATTACTGTGGAGGGTGTCCGATTCGAACGGACGGACCCCGAAGGGCCGGCACCTTAGCAGAGTGCTGGTTTAGACCACTCACCCAACCCTCCAATCCATTATTTTAGCAAATCCTGCAACTTTCCAAGAATTTGTTCATTCTGGGCAGCTACTTGTTCAAGAGATGCTTTCTCAGCCAGTGCTGCATCAGCTTCCGCTTGTTTTACTTCAGCCTGTGTCTTAGCTTTTTCTACCACAGTCCTCAATCCATTGATTGTACTTTGGAATACATTGAGAATCTTACTTGATTCAGCAGCCAAATCTGTAGCTGCAACTTTTTTAGTTAAAATTGCCATAATCTTTTAGATGTTTAATTATTAAATAAAGTGTACCACTGGTCGGACTCGAACCGACACGGGCTAAGCCCACATGCTCCTAAGGCATGCGTGTCTACCATTCCACCACAGTGGCAAAAAAGCAAGGAGTCCATAAGTTTGCTGAGGGACGTCTAAATCCTCAGGAACTACGACAATGGAAGATTTTCGGGAGACTCCTTGCAACTATCCTAATGAGCTTTTAGTAGCTCTGCGTATTTCTTATTGTTGCAGTATTTATGCAAATATGCAATATATACATATTTATCCTTTATTAGTTCCAAGTGCTTTTGCTGGAACCTATATACAGAGTCTCTGTCGCCATCCAAGAAATAAACGTGATACTCCGCAACTGAAGGATGTACAAAGATACTACTTTTTGATGATTGTGCAAAGACAACCATCATAAAAAATGTTAAAATTATTATTTTACTTATTCGGCACAGTATATTGTTCATAGAGTATATAAAGTAACCGTGGATTAATCCAACTTAATGAATCTAGTGGTCTGAACAAATGAAATATATCAGCCAAAACTGTTTCATAATCTATAATCCACTCTACCTTCATAATTTCTATTTCAAGGTCTGTGACTGCCCGTTCATCGGGCAATGATTCAACTATTAATTCAATTCTATCATTGAGTTTATGTTGCACAACGAATAGAAGAACGAAACAAGATAATCCTCTAAATACTATAAAAGCAAGTAGAAGAAATATAAGAAAACCTAGTATATTCATAATTGCATTAGTTTTTCATAGGCTTCTGTTATCTGCTTGAACTTTTCTTCGTTACCACCTCTATCTGGATGATGAATAAGTACAAGTTTACGATACGCTGCCTTAATTATTGTTTTATCATTTGTTGGACTTATTTGCAAGATATTATACAAAACGGCATAAGGAGTTTGATTTGGAGCAGAGTAAGAATTTTGACTACTATATTGTTTCTGCCAAGATTCCCATTGCTGTTGCTCACGTCGTCTCCTTGCTTCCCTTTCCATCTTTATTTCTTCTGCAGGAATTTCAATGAATATTCTATTAATAATTAGGTCATAGGTACTCCATATGATACTAAAGTAATAGACATCACTAAATGCATAGCACAAGCCACAAGACCATAAATCCCTTTGTTTAGGTGATGAAGCATATATTTTCTGATAATTATTCTTAAGTCCTTCTTTAATACACTTAAAAATATCAACAGAGAAATAATCTCCTCTTCTATTATCAAATAGTCTTATCAGATTTCTATAGGCAGCTAAGTTGGAATAATTAAGCTGTTCACTAAATATCCTTACGAATACAAGAAGATGATTATAAGGTCGTTGTACTGAAAAGTCTATCTTTATTAAAGAATACTTGGGATTGAAATCAGTTTCTTCGATAAAATGAGCTCCATCAAAGAAGTCGTACTTATCGAAATCCAAATTAAATTTCCGACAAGCAAAGATAAATGCTTTATCTCTATCTGTCAGAATGTCACGCTTCTCTCCAACTTCGAGATTAGTTGACCCATTAAAGTATTTCAATGATAATCGTTTAAAAATGTTCATTATTTATCTTTCTTTTTCCATAAAACTACATTATCTGTGCTTGTCGCAACATAAAGAAGAATTACGATAAAAAACGTGGCAAAAACAACCCAAGAAAATAAACTTAAAAAGATTACATAAAAGACATCTTTCAGCCTTATTTCTCTTTCAACAAATATGAGATATAGCAAGAGTACTACAAATGCTACAACAACTCCAGTAATATATTCCAACATAATCTATAGTTTTAATTGTTAATGTGGGCCTCACCGGACTTGAACCGATAACCGCCTGATTATGAGTCTTTCTTTCTTATTCCTTGAATAACTTTGCGAGTTAATCCAAAATGCTGTGCGACCTTTTCCCAGTTCTTAAGTACTTTATACTGCTCATTTACTTCTTCTATAGAAGGATAATGTTTATCAGCATCTCTGCATTCTTTAGAACAGTATATCTTACCTTTAGATTTAGGAAATCTTTTACCGCACACTGGGCATACAGACCCAGTCATATTTTCAAAAGACGTTTTATCTTTAGCTTCAGTATTAACTAAATCCTCTACTTCATTCATTCCTAAGTGAGGATTATGTACTTCTCTATGACAATTAGCACACAAAAGCTGACACTTATCTACCTCTTCTTTAAGCCTTTCCAAGCTTGTATTAGACAAATGCCTCATATCTAACTGAAACTCTTTCTCATCTGGATTGATATGATGAAATTCTAGAACAGCTATGTTTCTATCATAACCACATAGTTCACATTTACCACCACGAGATTTTATTAGCTCTAATTTACGCTTTAAACCTCTTAATTTTTGTGTATTATAATCATTGTAATTCATATACAAATATATATGAAAACAATCATAATACCAAATGTTTTGGCACAAAACTAAAATTTCAATCCAGAAGTTGTAGGGACGGTGGGATTTGAACCCACGTGCGACCAACTACCCTTTCTACAAGGTATAAGCTTGAGGGGATACGTCCCTATCTGACTCATAACCAACTGCTCTAACCAATTGAGCTAGAGGCCCAATAAAAAAGGACGGCATTTACCGTCCTATAATTTTTTATTCTTCCTCGTCAGAAGCTTCTTCATCCTCTAACAGGATGATTCCCAAACCTTGAACTTCTTTCAATTCTTTAGGCATAGTGATAGCATCTTCCGGGAACCACTCGTTGAATGTTTCAATAGCGATTTTCCAATCAATAAGAACATCACGGAGTACTTCTTTCTTACTCTGAACTTCCTTTACAAAGGCAGAAGCACTGAAATCCTTGTCAACCGGAGATAACGATGTTGTGTTGTTAATAGACAAATCCATCAGATTCGTCAAGCTGTTCAACAGCTCTTGAGCAGCACGTTTCTTTTCAGAGATGATTTGTTCCTGTTCAGCCTTTACAGTATTTGCAATGTTGTTTGCACGAGCCTGTAACAATCCTTGTCCACTACGAGATAATACTTTCTTAAATTTCATTTTACAATAATTTTTTTTGATTAAACATTTTCATTTTAGGCAATCCAACAGTAATCTATCTTATTAGCATAGAATGCGTTGAATATCAATTTGCCAAAGTACTTACATACGTGGAGAGCCGTTTCTTCATCTTTACATGATAGAACGCCCACATAAGTGCCGGAATTGCCGACCCCATTATTAGAATAGAAGTAACCAAGACCAGCA